TATGAAGCCTCTACGGAGCTGTCTGAGATCGCTGCCGTTCCGCACCAGATTATTACGCCGCGCCATGCCAAGCCCCTCATTGGCGTCGTGCAGGATTCGCTGGTGGGCTCCTACCGTCTCACGAGGCCGCATGTGGATTTCAACCGCCGCGAGTTCATGAACATGATGATGTGGAACAAGCGGTTCGAGGGCGTTGTGCCAAAGGGTCTGAGGGTGGCGGAAGGCAAGGTGGCGCGTTGGACGGGTCAGCAGATTCTGACGCAGCTCATGCCGCCCATCAATCTGGAGATGGGTAATGGTCTCTACAAGGATAACAAGAGCCAGGAGAACTATGTCAAGATCCGTGAGGGCGTGGTGGAGCAGGGCATCTTTGACAAGGACATCTTCTCCAAGCCGTCCAAGGGTATTGTGCACGTGACATACCGTGACTATGGCCCTACCGATACCGTGAACTTCATCGACTCCATGCAGAACACTATTGAGCAGTTCCTGGTGTACAATGGCTTCTCGGTGGGGATTTCTGATCTGATTGCGGATGAGGATACGCGCAAGCAGATGGAGGAGGTGGTGAAGAAGCGGAAGGCGGCGATTGAGAACATTCTGCTGCAGATCCACTTGGACTTGTTTGACAATAATACAGGCAAGTCGAATCAGCAGGAGTTCGAGGACAAGGTGTTCACGGAGCTCAATAAGGCCACTGAGGAGTCGGGCAAGATTGGCCTGGGTGCCCTGTCGGATGAGAATCGTCTGGTGGCGATGGTGCGTGCGGGCTCCAAGGGCAGCACGATCAATATCTCGCAGATGATGGCCTGTGTGGGGCAGCAGGCGCCAGAGGGTCGGCGTATTCCCTATGGCTTCTCCGACCGCACGCTGCCGCATTTCAAGAAGTATGATGACGGTGCGGAGGCGAGGGGATTTGTGGAGAGCAGTTTCATTCAGGGGCTGACGCCTCAGGAGTTCTTCTTCCACGCCATGTCAGGTCGTGAGGGTCTGATTGATACGGCTGTTAAGTCGGTCACCGGTGACACGAAGATTGTGGTGCTGGAGGATGGTGTCACAAAGTGTGTGGCGATTGGGGACTGGATTGATGCGCACATGGGGGCAGCCTACAAGGGGGGTGTCGAGCATTTCCCGGAAGAGAATGATCTGGAGATGCTGCAGCTCAGCGGCGACTCCACCTATATCCCTACAGTCTCTCCAGAGGGCAAGGTGACCTGGGGGAAGATCGCGGCAGTAACACGCCACGACCCAGGGCAACAACTGTATGAGGTCACGACGCTTGGTGGGCGTTCGGTGATTGTCCCTGAGTCAAAGTCACTGCTTGTGTGGCGCTCTGAGACGAAGACGTTTGAGCAGATGCCTACTCCTGATGTGCGCCCTGGGCACTGCATGCCCGTGACGATGAATCTGGCAACGCCGCCAGTTATCTGCAAGGCAATCTCTCTTAAGAACTACCTGTCGAAGGATGACTACCTATATGGCACTGACTTCCAGCTCGCTCAACAGGCGGTTGAGGCTGCGATGATGGATCGCGAGCACATTCCTGCCGGCTGGTGGAATGACAACAATGGGAAGGCTTTCACTCTTCCCTATGACAGCAAGGCCCGCTTCGTGCGCACTCTGTCCCATTCCAAGACTGATAACATTCTTCCCGGCTTTGTCTATCCCTTTACTACGAATCGCGACCACGCTCGCATTCCTGATGAGTTCATTCTTAACGCCGAGAATGGGCGTTTCCTAGGCCTGTTCCTGGCCGAGGGTAATGTAGATGTAAAGAGTGGCTACGTGGCCATTACAAACAACAATGCGACAATCTGCCAGTTCGTGCATGATTGGTTTGAGGCGCAGCGTATTCGCACTATGGAGGATGTCAAACTGAATGCGATTGGTGGTGTGACGACCACGGTCCGCGGCTATTCTACTGTTCTGGCCAAATTCCTTGATATCTTAGTTGGCCACGGCGCGGCTTCTAAGCATGTGCCAGCAGAGGCTTTCGCTGCGCCCGAGCCATTCATCGTGGCTCTTCTCGACGGCTACTTCTCTGGCGATGGCACAGTTACAACAAACTCTGTAGAGGCTGGCTCAGCATCCAAGGAGCTTATCGAGGGGATTACCATGCTATGTTCGCGCCTGGGTATCTTCGCAAAGGTGTTTAACTCTCAGCTTCTGTCAAACAATATCGGCACTGAGAATATTCTGCCCACCTATCGCATCTCTATCCGTGCGCAGTGGGCAACGCGTTTCGCGCAGCGTGTTTCGCTCATTGATGATACAAAGCAAACTATGCTGTCTTATCTGAAGGCTTCTGCTGAGCACCGCAACTTCCCTTTCCAGAACGACGTGGTGCTTGATGAAATCGTCGATATCACGCCTGTTTCCGTTAACAACTACCCCAAGCTATATGATCTGACAGTGCCCGAGACCTTTACCTTTGGCCTCGCAAATGGCCTTCAGGTCTATGATACGGCCGATACGGGCTATATCCAGCGGCAGCTGGTGAAGGCCATGGAGGATCTGACCGTGCAGTATGATGGGTCTGTGCGCGACAGTCGCATGAACATCGTGCAGTTCAAGTATGGTGAGGACGGTATCAATGCCACAAAGATTGAGTCGGCCAGCCTGGGCCTCGCAAAGCTGAGTGATGCCGAGATTGTGCGGGACTATGGCATGGGCGGTGTGGATATGGCTGGTGTCTTAAGTGAGGGGACACTCCGCGGCGAGGATGCGGGCGCCTTGGATGCATTCGGCAAGCAGGTTCTTGCCGATCGTAAGATGCTGGTGGAGGGTGTGCAGCACTCCAAGCAGGATGTATCCCTCTTTGCCTCGGTGAATATTGAGCGTGCCATTACGAATGTCATCACCAGCTTCCGCCTAGACAAAAAGGGCACAACGGATCTGACACCTCTATATGTGATTCAGGGCATTGAGAAGATCATTGCCAAGACGCAGGACTATCACAAACTGTGGGCGGCCCTGCTGCGCTTCTATCTGTCCCCGCACAAGATGCTCAAGGAGCGTCTCACGCGCAAGGCCTTTGATACGATCTGCGAGACGATCATTGTGAAGAACTGGCAAGGGTGGGTGCAGCCTGGCGAGCAGGTGGGGATCATTGCCGCGCAGTCGATTGGTGAGCCGTCGACGCAGATGACGCTCAATACCTTCCACTTGGCAGGAGTGGCAGCGAAATCCAATGTGACGCGTGGTGTGCCCCGTCTCAAGGAGCTGCTGAAGGTGACGCAGAACCCGAAGGCGATTTCCCTGACTGTCACGCTGAAGCCCGAGATTCGCGATTCCAAGGAGAAGGCGAGAAAGGTGGCGCAGGATCTGGAGCTGACCTTGCTGAAGGACATCACGGTCAAGGCGGCAATCTACTATGACCCCGATGACAGTGACTCGGTGCTGGAAGAGGATCGCGATCTGGTCAAGTTCTACAAGGCCTTTGAGGCGGAGATGGAGCCAGATGCCGCGCCGGCCCCCAAGTTCGGCGAGGAAGAGGAGGAGAGGCCGATGTGGAGTCGTCTTATGTTGCGTCTGGAGCTGGATCGCGAGCGCATGTTCAGGAAGAATATCAGCATGGACGACATTGCCTTTGTCCTGAGGCAAAAGTTCGGCAGTGCGATTAACCTGGTGTATAGCGACTATAACTCGCAGCGCCTCATTATGCGTGTGCGCATTCCGCCAGAGATGAACTCGGGTATGGACGATTTAATCGCACTGAAGAAGCTGCAGAATCGTCTTCTCACGGGCATTGTGATTCGCGGTGTGCCTGGTATCAAGGCGGTCAACTTCCGCCAGGACAAGGACACGGTGGAGTTTAATGCAGAGGAGGGTGTCTACAAGCCGGTTACCCAGTATGTGCTCGATACTGATGGCACGAACTTTCTCGCAGTGATGAACCACCCCTATGTGGACGGGACGAAGCTGACGAGCAGCCACGTGCACGACGTCTATGAGAATCTGGGCATTGAGGCCACTCGCTCGACGCTCATCCAGGAGATCACGACGCTCTTTGAGGAGGCGGGCGTGAACTGCCGCCACCTGGGGCTCCTGTGCGACGTGATGACGCGCCAGGGCCGTCTAATGTCGGTGGATCGCTATGGCATTAACAAGATGGACATTGGCCCTCTGGCCAAGGCATCCTTTGAGGAGACGGAGAAGATTCTGCTGCGCGCTGCCCTGTTTGGCGAGATTGACCCGGTGACGGGCATCTCGGCGAATATTATGATGGGTCAGCCGATTCGTGGTGGCACGGGCTTCTTTGAGGTCCTGTTTGACGAATCGGCCTTTGTGCGTCTACAGGAGGGCATGACGCCGCAGGAGGGCTTTGAGGATGAAGACGAGGGGCCAACACAGGACCAGATCAATGCCGAGCTGCATGAGGATCAGGATGACATGTGCTCAACAGCGCGCCTACGCATGAACGTGGCGATGCCAAAGAGCGCCGTGCTGATGGAAGAGCCGGATATTGAAGTTACGATTATGGGCGGCGAGGAGGAGTCCTAAGGCCTCCACACTATATTAGCTTATGCAGACAACGGTAAAGCCACCCTGGTTATCACCACAGTGGCAGTGCCTCAAACATACAGATCAATGGCCAGAAGTTTCTTTTGGATCTTGGCATGTGGATGCCCCGCCGGCTCTACAGGCCGCAAAGGAGCGTATTTCTGTGCTAGAGGCCACCAATCGCTGGGAGCTCGTGAAAAAGATGGTGAATCCCTATGAAATGGTTTACACTCATGAGGATCCCCACTTTCATCCTTCTATTGCGCTGATTAAACCTCTGAGTCGTTCCTATTTCAAACTTATTGAAATACTAGAGATTCTTCAGTTTTTTGATAAGTTGCCGAAGCAGACCCCAAAGATTCGCACGGCGCATATTGCGGAAGGACCAGGTGGCTTCATCCAGGCGGTTGTAGATATTACGGAGCGGAATAAGAAGATTCTGCAGTTGGCAACGGCAATGACGCTGAAGCCCACGGATCAGCGGGTGCCAGGATGGCGGAGGGCATCGTGCTTTTTGCACAATCACCAGGAGGTCCGTCTTCACTATGGGGCGGACGGCACAGGCGATGTGTATCACAAGGCAAATCAGGACTCTTTTGTGGCTGTGGCGGGGCATGTGAATCTCTTTACTGCCGACGGGGGCTTTGATTTCAGTATAAACTATGATATTCAGGAACAGAGGGTATTTAATCTTCTTGTTTGTTCGGCGACGACTGGGCTCCGATGTCTGACCACTGGCGGCTCCTTTGTCCTGAAACTCTTTGATATATGTTCAGAGTCAACTATGATTTTCATTGCGCTTATATCTCGTTGTTTTTCGGAGTGGACCTTGTACAAGCCGGCTCTTTCGCGCCCATGCAACTCGGAGCGGTATTTTCTCGGCAGAGGATTTAAGGGGCTGCCGGCCTGGATATTAAAAAGTTTACTTGAGATTCAAAATCAGTCTACTCTGGATTTATATCCCGTAAATGCCGCCATGTTCCTCCACCCAGAAGAAATAGAGTATATTCAAACAAATGCAAAGAATACCACACGAGACCAGTTATCTGCGATTGAGATCGCAGAGAAATGGGCTAATAATACAGAATCCTGGTATGCGGAGCAACTTCCGCGCGATTTTCAGACGAGTCTGGCCTGGTGTCAGAAGTTCCGTATACCCTATTCGATCACACAACCTAAGAGCGTGAGTCGGGCTGTATATACTTCTTCGCGAGTCTCTGTCCAACCACGACTGTTGCCTGATGGTGATTCATCGTCCCTGCGCCCATCCGGTCCATTAGAGCAAGCATTGTCTGTAGACTGCTCCGGTCATAGTCTGGTTGTTGAATCGTCTCAAATAGGTGAGGGTAGTCGCGATAAAACTCTGGGAGCTGCAGTTTGATGTCGTCGACGGAGCGACCGTCTGCCTTGAGTTCCTCGGCGCGGTTCACCATGGCGCGAATATAGGCTGCACGCTCAGTGGCGGGGAAATCGAGGGAGCGGTTCTCGGCGTCGCGGAGGGATTCGTGGATTGTGGGGCCGCCATTAGGTGGACCGGTATGAGGTGGACCTCTGTTGCCGGATGCGGGCATTTATATCTTGCTCGTATAATGTTCTAGCATTTTTTACGTGGGTTCAGCGTAGAATGACGGATCCCTGCAAATCTCTACGTAAACTTATTAATATGTTCAAGCAGCCGTATTTGCTGGGAGTAACGGAGGGGGGGACTGATTCTGTTTCTCAGATTAAGAAAACAGATCCTGAGATTCAGGATATGGATAACTATTCGGATGCGCATGAAAATATTGGAAAACTCTATACAATCATATCTGATACGATTGCGGCCGGTGGTACACCTCCGCCGTCAGATGATTTAAATACGAAATCGGTTAATGCGGTTTTTGAGAAAAAGGGGGTATGGCCGGCGCTGAGGGCCGATCCATCGCTGAAGGATCACATGGCATACTATGCAAAACTGGATTTACGCACGTTTCCTGATACGCTCAGTATGACTCATATAGATGAACAGAAGACGGCGAATGTTACACCGGCGGTAAATACTCTACCTGATGAGCATGATGTAGATACACCCAATGAAGTTACCACTACATAATAGGACAGCGCGATGCCTGTAAAGACAGCGACAACGCGTAGAATAACCCGGCAGATTATTTCAAAGATACCGACATTCAGGACTATATCGCGGAAAATATGCGCCCCCGGTCATATTTTGAGAAAGGGGTATACGCGTCACTATTCTACGGCAGTCCGTAAAAGAGGCATTACTGTCCGAAAGGCGAAGGGGCAGGTGTATCGGATTCACCCGAGTCAAAAGAATGTGCATGTAGCCGCGAAATGTGTAAAGGACCCGGGTTCGGCGGGTAGATCTAAGACGAGTAGGTTGATCGGGCCCTTACGCGAGGGCGAGCTCGCCAAGTACGGCTATTCGTTTCGTATAGGTGATAATGAACGCCATATAGCTCTTGTGAAGGCGATTCAAGAATATAGTGCGTTAAGTGTTTACCATAAACTCGATGCTATTGCAAAGTTAACCGGCAAAACCCTGCCGAAGGCGGCTGCAGTATTTGCCAAAGACCGAGAATGGGTTCATAGTAAGTTTGTGAAAGCCTGAGTTTGCCGCACACAAAAAATCATCCTTGAGAAGAATTGATAGGATGAAGACAGCTGTGTTAATCTCAGGACTTCTTCTTATTCTCGTGGCGAACCTTGTGATGGTTTATTATGCGCCCTACGGTCTGTCGCGTAGGGAGGGGTTTCAGGTAGCAAATCAGGGAATGGCTAGTCCCGGAAATAGCGGTCCCGGAAATAACGGAATGAACTCGAATAATGGAATGAACTCGAATAACGGAATGAACTCGAATAACGGAATGGATAGTGGTGCTACTATGGAGGGGTTTAGCTCGTTTTATTTAGAGAATGCGGGGGGTGCGAAGGAGCAGTATAATCCTGTTGGGGCCTTTGACGGCGTAAAACTGTCTACCGGCAACTCTGTTTCTGGCTGGCGCTACACTGCTCCAAATGAGCCTCTGATGGGTGCAGAGTTCGAGCCCGGTGCAGACAGCTTGTTCATGTTCAAGAACAACCAGTGCAAGCCTGAGTGCTGCGGGGCGAGTTTCAGCTGCGGTGGGGGCTGCGTCTGCACAACACCCCAACAGCGCCAGTATATCGCAGGGCGTGGGGGTAATCGCACGGAACCTGAGGATTCGGCCTAAATGCTACGGCATTTAGGCCTTATCCATACCACGTTGCGTGGTGATGATTCGGCCTAGGCCGTTGGCCTAAGCCTTATCCATACCGTGTTCCACGGTGAGGATTCGGCCTAAGCCTTATCCATACCACGTTCCGTGGTGAGGATTCGCGATAACACAGTAGATGAACAACATATGTATCGTAGGCGCAGGAGTTACAGGCCTTAGCATGTTACTCCTTCTCCAAGAGTCCGGAACAGACTTATCCAAAGTTGTCATCATAGATCCCCATTTCGACGGAGGAGATCTTGCCAGAAAATGGACCGCCGTCCAATCGAATACCCCTCTTTCAAAGAGCATTAATGCCATCAAAGCAGCCTGCCCTTCATACACACCTCCCGATTTAGATGCAAGTAGGACATCAATACTCATTGACATTATACACCTATTGAGAACTTCAGTGGCCGCCAGTATCAAGAAAGTTCAAATCGTCCAGGGCACAGCCACATCCGCCAACTACAGCTCGGACCCCCAAAGATGGGCTATACAAGTCGCCGGCCGAGAGATTACAGCAAAACGCCTTATCCTTGCCACGGGTTCTGAGCCAAAGGCATTAGATCTTCCAATCCCCTCCATTCCTTTAGAGAATGCACTCGAGCTCAATCGCCTCAAGCACTATATTAAGCCTGACAGTAAAGCCCTAGTATTCGGCACTCTGCACAGCGGAACGATTGCCATACGCAATCTAGTATCATGTGGCGCCCAAGTCACTGCCCTGTATAAAAGTCCTCAGCCCTTCTACTGGGATCGTGACGGCGCATATGACGGTATAAAGGAAGAAGCCGCTCAGATTGCCGATGATATCGTTGCAGGTAAACTTCCCGTCGACTTAGTGTCGATTCAGGACACCTCAAGAGTGATTCGGAGCTCGGCCAATGCCGACTGGGTAGTCTACGCAATAGGATTTGAGCCCCGCAATACGGTAAAGCTATCCGTAGATGAAGTGAGCAAATCCGCATTGAAGTATAATACACATACCGGCGCGCTCGAAGTGCCAGCAGCCTGGGGATTTGGTATCGCATATCCGAACTCTGCCCCGGATGGCGTTCATTTTGACGTTAGTGTTGCAGCATTTTTAGAACACATGAAACCGCAGATTCCTACCATACTGGCTGGCTTATAATATGTATCACGTAAGCGTAGAGATGAACGCAGCAGGAGCGCCACCGCCACCAAATCAGAGTCCTGTGGCAGGAGCAGTAAATGCTATTACTAATGCTGCTGCTGGGGCCGCAACAGCAGTGTCAGGTGCTATCAACGCCGCTGCCAATGCCGCTACCAACATGTTCCAAAATGTTCCCAAGAACAATGCTCCCAAGAACAACGCCCCCAAGAACAACAGTATGACTTACAACAGTCTTATTCCTCTGGGCAACTCTTCACCTCCAGCCGCAAATACGAATCGCGCGCCAAATATAGGTGTAAACAATGCTCCTCCGACATTTTCCAACATGTCAGTGACTTCTATCACCAGTTCTCCTTGGTTCGTACCCTTCGGTATTTTCGTCGGATTGATCGTAGTCTTCTTAGTTGCATTTTCGTTCTTCAATGAGCAGATCAAGAAGGGCTATGAATACGTAACCAGCTCATTTCAACAGACAATGGGGCTCAATGCACAGCCCGCAGTTATGGCACCTATTATACCCGTGCAGGGCACTATAAAAGACATCACCGTAGCCCCCATGCCCCCGCAAGATATGACACCTAAGCAACACGCAGTGGTTCATCATAATATTGTTGAAAAAGTCCTGCCATCCAGCGCATCAGGGGAAGTATTTAATATCAGCAAGAACAAGTTCACCTACTATGATGCCCAGCCACTGTGTAAGGCACTCGGCGCTGAGCTCGCAACTTACGAGCAAGTAAAGGATGCTTGGTCTAAGGGGGCCGATTGGTGCAACTATGGCTGGGTAAAGGGTCAGATGGCCATCTATCCTACTCAGAAGGATACGTATGAAAAGCTCCAGGCGGGGCCCGACGATGAGCGCATGGCCTGTGGAACAACCGGCATTAATGGGGGTTATTTCGACAATCCAGATATGCTCTATGGAGTAAACTGCTACGGCCAAAAGCCGTCTCAGTCTGCTCATGATGAAGAGAGATTAATGGACGAGGGGAAGATCCCCAAGTCCCCCGAAACTCTAAAGGTGGATCAAATGGTCAATGAGTTTAAGAAAGAGGTAGACTCTCTGTTCGTCAAACCATTCAATGACTCCAAATGGCACTCTTCATAACTACTTACGGATTCCACCCCACTCATTTGATTCCTTCGAATCTTTCAAGTATGCATCGCCACTGTCAAGTTCCAGTGCATACTCTTCCTCCTCATTCAGTTCTCTTAAGCGAATCAGTTGGACCGAATGTTCCCCATTAATCTGCGACCAGATATACTCCCGAATATCGCATTGGCGGGCGCGACCTAACTCCGCATTCTGATCCACATCGTCCCAGACTCCCCACAGACTCCAGAAGGTTTCCCAAGCACTATCGTCAATGTCATGGCCGAACTGCATCGCATACTCTTCTGTCATGTATTCATTCTCTATAGGGCCGAACTGCCAGTTACTTTCGAGAAAGCGCTTCCCTTGATTCCTGAATAGACCGGTTGCTATTCTGGAACCAAGATCCTTCGGATCAATACTGATTGAATATCCGTATGATGCTAGGAATGGAATCAGCCCATACGTGCACAACTTGTGAATAGCATGACGTCTCATCATATGTTCATTTTGATCCCACTCTACAGGCGCATCGAGCCATTTGTTCCAGATCATACTAATCCCGAGATTGTCCTTACTGAACTAAATACGTTATAAATCTTTATGCCGGTCTGCGTCACGCGACCTGGCTGCGCCCTGCCGTTTTAGACAGGGTGTTACGGTAGTCTCTCGCGCCGTCTTTATGAACTTGATAATATCCGTTGTTTCGTCGCGTGCCCCCGGCTTTTTGGCGTAGTATTGGTGCAGAATCGCCTCTATATTTGTGAATGTGAGAGGAGCGGTATGCTTGTCCTCGGAGACAATAAGGCGTCCACCGCCTCCGATCTGTATTACTGGATTTTTCAGACTCATGGCGTTGATCAACTGAAGTGCCTGGGCCTCATATGCATTTCGGGAGTCCCTCAGAGACTTTATCTGTTTATTCAGCTCTGCCAACTTATTATCATAGAAAACCCAGTGGCGAATAAGGTTTCCGATTTGCTCTGCACCCCCAGTCTGCAGTGTAGTGCCACTCATTCTACTCCGGGTAGCATAGATGTTTTTTGCATTTGGAATACAATGATCCCGAGGGTGAGGAGGACAACAAGTAGGAGAAGAATGAAAAAGACACAGGTGAGAATGATATATGGAAAGACCCGTTTCATGATATGGTTTAAAAGGGGGTCGAGTATATCATCCTGCACCTTAGATCGTATTTCGTCCCGAGCCACATAATCAAGGAACTTTTTGAATATACTTGTTCCGGGTTGCGCCGTCCCCATACTATAGAGGACAATAAGAACAAAGTATCAGTTAATGCCGCAGCGCGCCACCGCTCCCTGTAAAACTACCGCAAGAGTCATAAATGAGCCTTGAAGTGCTTGCCCCGCAGTTCGAATCGGATAAGAAGCGCTACATCTTTACATTTAAGAATGCCCCGCGAATGGAAGAGACTACTGCCGATCCTACAAAGCTCACTATAACCGAGGATGAAATGAGTGATATATTCGTGACTGATTTCTTGACACAGGCGTCCAAATATTTCTCAAAACCGTTGGAAAGAGCGGTCTTTTTCAAACGGCTCGTATACCAGTATTCTACCGAGGAAGTGGAACTCACTAAGATTCTGGAAACGGGGGAAACCTTCCGAGCAACTTGGATTCCGGCTCGCATAATCTTTTATACGAATCGTTATGAGCTGCAGCTCAACTTGGCGGAAGTGGAAGCAGTGATTGTCCCTTCCGCGATCCCTTCCGGATTCCTTGAAAGTCTGGGAGTTCCAGGCGAGGAGATTGACATTGTTATGGCGGTTCCTGAACTTCCCGAACTCCCCATTGCGGAAGTGAATATCATTCCCTTTGGCGAGATTACTCCAGAAGAAAAGGCAAAGCGGGAGTTGGCGAGAAAACATGTTCGGCAGGCCCGGCTTCGCGCATCTTTGGCGAAACTGAAGGCTGAGAGGATGGCGAACAGGTATTACAAGCGCTACGGAAACTTTGAGATGGATTCCTCGGAATCAGATCTGACTTCAGAAGATGAAACTGGAAAAATATAGGCTTGCGCTAATACAGAAGAAAGTATGGCTGGTTCTACCTCTGGAAGCATGCAGGCACTTGGCGCGATAGCCGCCCTCGCCGTTGTAGTATTTGCACTCTCTTATGCACGACCTGACCTGTTTATGAGGCGCGAGGGCTTCCAGGCGACTCTTTCCGCAGCATCCAACTATTCTGCCCAGGCGGGGGGCAATGCGGTGGCTGGCCCGGTTCGCGAGCAGGCCGTCAAGATGGCGCCCGAGGTTGTCCCGACACCTTCTTCTGGCCCGGCGAACTTTGGGAATGCTGAGCAGCCTGCCGGCTGCTACCCTCGTGACCAGCTGACGCCCTCTGAGCTGCTGCCCAAGGACGCTAACTCTGTCTGGGCACAGCAGAACCCCATGGGCACTGGCTCTCTGAAGGGTAAGAACTTTCTGTCCGCAGGTGCGCTCATTGGTGTGAACACCGTGGGCCAGAGCCTGCGTAACGCCAACTACCAGCTCCGGTCTGAGCCTCCCAACCCCCAGGTCCCGGTCACTGTATTCAATGTGCCTACGATCGAGCCCGATGTCAATCGCCGCTCTTTGGAGATCGCGTAAATCTGGTAAAGTGTTTAGAATAATGATATGATGAGTTTGTAACTCTTCATACCTTGTGTTTTTTAAAGTGTCTAAATAGATATACGAATGGGATTTTTTGGATCTGCACGGTCGCGATATGCGGGTGCACTAGAAAGGCAAAAGGGTCTTTACAAGAATGGTATGATGACTAATGCTCGCGCGAAGAACGCAGCACGCGCACAGCAGAAGGAGGCAACGCGCGCACTTTGGTCTGCTCGTAGACGCCGTGTGATGGAGCTTCTTGGAAAGGCTGGAAAGGGGGCAGCGGCGCTTACTAAGAAGGCTGGCAAAGGCTTGGCGACTGGCGGCCTGGCAGTTGCTGGTATGGCAGCGGCGGCGATTGGGGCGGCGGCGCAGGGTGCCAAGATGCTTACAGGAAAGGCGTATGGTGGCCTGGGTGCAGGGGTTGCAAGGGCTGCTGCTGCTGCAAAGGCGGCGGTTGCCAAGGTTCGCAGCTACAGTGTGGGCCGCAGGGCCAAGAACTTATTCCTGGGGAAGAAGACTCTGACTGACAGCGAACGCGCACTGGCAAAGGAAAGAGGAATGAATCCTAATAGCACTAACTTTCGTAAGTTGGTTGAAAATAGGAGAAGTTTTGCTAGAGCAGCAGGTAATAAGAGGCCTGAGCAGGGGGCTTTAAGTCGCGAGGGCGGTCTGCTGCGTGCAGCTGCACAGAAGACCAAGGCGTTTGTCTCTGCTACCAGAAAGGCGATTGGAGCGGCTGGTGCCGCCATTTCCAAGGGTGCCAGTAACTTAGGGGGATTCCTTGGTCGCAAGGCCGGCAATGCTCGTAACTATGCGAGTCGCAAGGCTGGTAATCTGCGTAAGGGCCTGAGCAACATGTACACTCGTATGCGCTTTGGTGGCCACGAGAAGCGCCTGGATGCTGAGAGGCAGCGTGCAGCCAATGCAGTGAACGCCGCAAAGGCATCACTGAACCGCAATAGTAGTGCAAAGGCAAAGGCGGCCGGCAGAACTCTTGGAGAGATTGCCGCGAAGCTGAAGAAGGCTGATGTGGCGGCGGCGAATGGCTCCCATGCAGCAGCAGCTACTGCCATCGGTGCCGCAGCCACGGCTGCCAAGTCTGCAACCAAGAAGGGCTTCTTCAGCAAGCTGAGCAATGCCGCAAAGAACTTCACTCGTGGTGTGGGTGCACGCCTGGGCAAGCTTCGTAACATGTTCAAGGGGACCAAGAAGAATAATGCACCTGCCTCTTCACCCAAGGCTATGTTTACAGGTAGCTCCATTAATGGCGCAAATCTCAGTAGGTCGCCTATTAAATATAACAAGGGGAAGGGGCTGAAGATAGTAATGTAATAAATAACCCATATCCATCATAGAATGGGAGACCTCGCAGGGACTCTCTCGTATGCCATGAGCTACATTGGACTCAAATCGTCGGACTATCCGACAGTTCCGGTCAAAAGCACAGTGGATGGACAGACCTACATGGTCCGTGATATGCCTGATAAGCAGGAGGCGGCCGATATCATGGCCAAGGTCCGGATCAAGATGAAGAAGCTGAAGCTGCACGTGGAGGCGACCTATCCTGACAAGCCCCAGGTCAAGCAGCTGTCCCAGAACTTTGATGCCATGTCCAATAGACTCTATGAAGCAACGCCCGAGGCCGAGTTCACCAGCTACAGCGTAAATAAGGGCGAATCCATCCATTTCTGCCTCCGACAGCGGGAGGGCGGCGATGAATCTCTCGTGCACGAGGATATCGTGACATTCGTCGCCATTCACGAGATGGGTCATGTCATTACCAAGACGGTAGGGCATGGGCCGGATTTCTGGAACAACTTTGCCTGGCTCCTCCAGGAGGCGGAGCGCGTAGATATTTACAAACACCGCGATTTCCGCGCTCACCCGGTCTCCTACTGCGGAATGAAAATCACGGATCAGCCGAGCTACGACGCCACGAAGGATGGGACGGACTTTTCCAAGGGTTAAATAAAATCGCAAGCCTAAGTAGAAAAATGTTTGGCTGGCTGTCTGACCGTTTTACAAACGCGGGAAAACTTACGAGGGCTGCGAATAGCGCACAAAAGGCTGCAAATAAGTATGGCACGGTCAATACTCGTAATGCCGCCAAGAAGGAGGCACTTGATCTTGAGGTTGCTGCTTCTACGACAAAGGAGGCTGTATCAATGGCACAAAACAACTTAAACTCTATACAGGCCAAATGCTCTGCCGAGCTTAAAACTGCCAGGGGGCAAGTTGACGATGCAAGAAGGTCCCACAATGAGGTTAAGGATACTACCTTCCAGAAGATTAAGCGGTTCGCGACCCTTGGTCCTAAATCTTGGGGACTTTCTAGATCTCGTGCGGAGAATTTGAGGCAGAGCCAGCTGGCAAATGCAGCAACAAGGAAGAGGGAGCAGCTGCGGGCCCTGGCGACCAAGCAGAAGGCTGCCATGGATGCTGAGGAGGCCGCAATGAAGAAGAGGAAGGAGATTATTGAGAGTGCTCTTGGTACTGCTAGCTCTGCCGCGAATGCGGCAAAGCAAGGTGCTCTTACGAATGCTGCAAACTTTAAGCCCAACGTTTCCACTAACAATGCCAAAAAGCTTAACGCGCTTTTGGCTAACAATAACTCTAACGCCTCTAACCCTGGGACCCCCACGGGCGGTGGCCGTGGCCGTAGCCGTCGCCGCACCCACTGGCGCCGTTAAACAGTAACCGTGAACTCCAAGATTTATTCAGGCGCTGTGCGCCTAAATAAACTTTGGCACGCGACGTTAGAGGATGGCTGAGCGTAGCGGATTAGAGACAATCCCAGAGTTTCTAAGAGACGTATTTTATCCATCAGCCCTCGGAAGTTTCCGTGATTCAATGCCGTCCGGCGAGCTCACCGTCTTTCTGCACACTGCACCAGGGGCCGAGCCAAAGGAGATTACGCTCAAAAACATGTTCCCCTTCATGACCCTCCAGGACATCAAAATAGCCCTCTACGCAGAGCTGAAAAAGGTCGATGAGGCTCTTCCTGAGTTCATCTATCTCTGTGCACACGGCAAGAAGGTCCTCAAGAATAAGACAATCCCCATAGATTTCACTTGGAATCTACCGATGCTTACTCCTGGCGCAACCTTCTATAATGCACTCCCTTTTGAGCTCGCCGTGGGCACTATACCTCTAGATGCCCGCTTTGTCAGTTCAACAGGAGAACGCAAAGTCGTCAGTATTATCAATCGTGAACGTATTACGATCGAGGACGCCTTTTTCAAAATGAAAATCGCGAACGGCCTTCCCGAGTTTCATGCATATCTTTACCGAGATCTTCTGGCGGCGATTCCAGGCGCCAAACCACCCAGTGAGAAAGATTGGAATGGTCGCTTATACCCCTTCTTTCCATATTTGACTCCTCTAACTGTTGAAAAGCAGAAGGCAGGGGCCGAGCGCCTTCTCACGATCTTTACGCGCCGCCAGCAGTTTCTGATGCGCCTTGAATCGCTGCTGGAGGATAATATCCCTCTGCAGCCACTCACATTGGCGGGCATCAAGTTCCTCCGTCTCACCTGGGCCAAGAAGGGGAAGATGCCTGGCATTGAGGCCCAGTTCTATGAGGCCCCCGTGAATGCCCGTCGCCCCTTTATGCGTCTCATTCCTGTAGAGGGATCGGGTATCAGTAAGGTGTTCTTAGTAGACGACAATAAGCCTGATATTCAGGATCCCAAAATGCTGGTGAGCTGGTCGCAGGAGCGTAATCCGACGCCCGAACAGGACTATGCGTTTGCCAAGATTCTTATTCGCAAGGGGCTTCTGAACTTGGCCCCCATTTATGCGACCCTGCGGCTCTTTAATGACGGATCGGCGGATTGCATCGTGGAGCCGCCCAAGGGATTCAAGAAGCTGGAGCCACGAACGGACCTTGACTCCTTCGGTGAGCACTTGATTGAGGGGCTGAAGGATCTGCCATATATTACTGCGCGACCGGATATTGGGAATGCAATGGTGGTGCTCGGCGTGCGACTCAAGAAGGAGGATCAGCCTATCACTGCTCGTGTGCTCCGTCAGCGCCTACCGATTTTTACGTCGTTTTTCCAGGAGATTGCGTCTCTGCCTGGAGAGAAGCCTCTGATGATGTTGCGGTTCAAGTTGGTGAGTAACTTTGCCACGGAGGACCGGATTCAGACATTCTTGACCCAGGTCATTAATCGCAAGGTTCTGAGAGGCGAGGGGCTCGTGACGGATCTGGTAGAACTCGTGGCGGATGAGTTTCAGCTTGACATGGCGGAGGCGAGGAAACAGGTTGCCATCAAGTTGCAGGCCCAGGGCGACGTGGCTCTAGTGAACCCGGAATCCAAGGACTATATGCTGCAGCATAATCCTGGTATTGATGTGGGCATCTTTGCCCAGCACCCCTTTTACACGTTTCATCTCTACAGGGTTGATTCGCTGGAGGCCCTACAGAGAATAGTGACGATCTTATCAATGATGATCAGCGCGGATGCAGCGGATGTACAAGTAGGAGCCAAGGCGGCCAAGGAGTTGCGGGAGGCCGAGGGGGCGCCTGAGCCTCCACCGGAACCGCAGCAAGAAAAGGTGGCAACACCTCAAGAAGTCATAGAACAGGTGGAGGAAGTTGGGAGCGCAGAAGAAATGCCGGATTATTTGGACTTTTTCGCCTACGAACAGGAGGGTGAGGGCTTAACCCTGGAAGAGGCGCATCAGGCGGAGTTGGCTGCTGCCCAGGAGGGCACTCCCTATCCAGAAACGGGTGTAGGGGAGACACCGGCCCCTATTGCCGTGCCTCCGCCGGCGGAGGAACTGAAACGCCAGATTCAGCAGGCCACCACGAATCCGAAGGAGGATATGGAGGGGGCTAAGGGTCCTAAGGCAGAACCAAAGGCAGAAGAAGAAAACGACGAAGCTCCTACAACCGGTGAAACCGGCATTGCGAACTTCTTTCTAAATAAGCTGAAAGAGGCCGATCGCCGTCTCTTCGACTATCACAAATCCCATCCGTCATTGAAGCGCTACGTGAGTAAATGTCAGCCGACGTATGGTCGCCAACCGGCTGTTCTTAGCGAGGCCCAGTTCCAGCAAATGCAGGAAGAATATGCCGGCGACAATGTCTATTTTCAAATCTTCCCCTTGGAGCCAGGCGATCCAGAGAAACCCCCTGGAGTCGCCGAAAAGGACTATTTTACCGTGCTCCGCTATGGAACAACGCCGAAAAACCAGAACTATTATCTCTGCTGCCGCTATTTCTGCACAAAGGATGAAATCATGATCCGCGAGGCCGATCTGGAATCAACCAAGATGCGCCGGCCAAAGGGAGCAGCCAAAAAGCCCGGTGAGTGCCCATTCTGCCGCGGTAAAGTCATCACTAATCGCAAAGTCCCCAAGCCCGGTGAAACGATCCTGGAGCGCGTGGTGAAGCCGATGACTGAGAGCCGCCATTTATTTATCCGGTTTCTTAAGGCTACACAGCATCCTGAGGGGTTTTATCTACCATGTTGTTTTCTGGACGAATCGCCGGTGAAGTTTACAGATGCCGCATACGACAAGTATCGCGAATGGGGGGCGCCTCCCAAGCCAGCGGCAGTCAAGCCAGCAGGAGCAGCCGCCGTTGCAGCCCTGCAGGAGGATGAAGAAGAGGGTGAAGAGCGGAGGGCGGCCGCGGGTCCTAGACAGGAGGCCGGCCTGCCCATTTTTGACTACTATACGATGCTCGCCGGCGTGACAGGCAAGTATATTATCGGCTCGGAAAAAATGCCCCTCGAAGTCGGCACAATCACAAAGGCGAAATATGCGGAGGCCCAGGTCGGTCTTCTGCCGCCCATGCTAGACCCCTATTTTGACCAGGAGCCTACCCAGCTGGTGAGCCGCACATTTAATCCTCAAAAGATCAAGGAGGGCGGCACGGGATTTCTGCGCATCGGCGTGGAGAATCATCACAGACATCAGGGTGATAGTTTCCTCGCGGCCATTGCCCCATTTTATTCGCTCAATAGCGCTGCTCAGATGAAGGAGTTCCTTCTGGAGAAGATTACACCCCGCGTATTCCTGGCGCTGAACTATGGCAATCTTGCTCTCGAGTTCTATGATCCCGCCGAGTCGCTCGTGCAGCGCCCTACCGACTCGGAGCTGGGTTCCTGGGCCGAAGAGGAACTCCAAGTGCATGTGCAGCAGGAGAACTATGAGGCCGTGATGCGCGCCTATGTAAGTCACACTGCCTTTCAAGCCTGGCTCAAATCCGATTCCACCAAAAAGGAGTTCAGACATTTTGCGCTTGCGCTCGCCCAGTCCAATCTTATTCGCAAGGGTGTGGGGCCAGGAATGACCTTCATTGTCCTAGATATTCTGAAAACCGGTAAGATGTCCGTGCGCTGTCCACCCTATGGCTACAATGCCGATCTCATGTCAGGAAATACGATCGGTTTTCTCCTCAGACACTGGTCCGGAATCTGGGAGCCCATATTCTACGTGGACAATCGCCCTCCAGAGGAACGCGGAGTGGACGTCTTCACTCTAAAGTTCCAGCTGAATGGCTTCCTGCCCCCCATTGTCCGTCAGCGTCTCCAGGAATATATGGCCCAGTGCAGCAGCACGGGTCGCTCAATCTATACCAGCCAGAGCAAGATGAATGCACTCGCCATGATCCCTGCATCTGTTGCAAATCGGGTGCTCCGTAAGGACAAGCGGATAACACTGGAGGCTGTTGTGCGCGATGCCTATAATCATCTCGTCGCCCTGCTCTTTAAAGATAAGGAGGCGCCATCTGGCTATATTACATTACCAGTAGTGGATGATGGCGAGCTCATAACGCGCCCGAAGATAATGATGGACTGGGACGATCCTGATTATAAACGTGCACCGGTGGATCATGTTCTGCATTTCTACAAGTCGTTTGTTGAATCGCGCTTTTCTCTTTATCCTGGCTTTTCGCCGGTGCGAATCGTCAAGAGTCGTAGGAGCGGGGGCATTGAGGCTGTGCAGCTACGGAATGGCCTCTATGTGCCGGTGGGACCTCCTACCGCCGAGGCAGTAGCACAGATTGATGCCATGCCCAACATAACAGTGGATGAAATGGAATGGTCCCTGAATCATGAAATCTGTCTGGAGGAGAAGTCGACGGAAGTGCCCAATGAAAAGGCCCGCATTAAGATGATTGAGTTCCACGAGATTTTTGAGCATTTGCGCTTGACCTTTTCAAACTGGTTCGCGGCCAAGGAGGATGGAGGGGAGTTCAGACAAGTGATCGAGGATACTATTTTTGCACGAAAGTTGCCGCTATTCGAGAAGCGGAAGCGCTTAGAGATACTTATAGGACCCATCGTCAAGACTTGGATGACGGAGGATTTCGCAGACGAAGACGCCGTGAAAACGCACGAGACATCCCTATTACGTGTCGATTGCCGTATTCGGGGTCAGGGGCAGTGTGCGGGGCGCTGTGCATGGAAACAGTCCGAGGGCGAGGGCCGGTGCCTTCTGCATGTTCCAAAAGAAACTCAGTTAGGAGAACAGGAAAAGGCGGTTTCAGCACCGCGCGTTCTTCTTCTCCGTCTTATTGAAGAGTTACTCCGCTACGGGGAGCGTCGCCGGCAGATTCTAGAGCAGGATGTGAGTCGTCTGGCTGTTCTGGATAAGGCAGTTACACTTGATGGAAAGGACGGAAAGCAGCGAATCTATCCAGAAAAGTCCTCGGCATGGTTTGAGCTTCTACGTCTGGAGTGGGCAACTAAGATTGACGAGGAGCCGAAGTTCTATGAGGAAATGTCGCGAGAAGAGGGTGAGGCCGCGCCTTTGGCCGAGCAGGAGGAGGCCTCCCAACTCCCACCCAGTCTTCAGCTGATTCTGAATGGCGGCCCGGAACCGGATCCCAAGACAGGCGCCCTCCGTCTCTTCCGTGCACCCTTTGAAGCGCTGATGGTGCCGTTTGGTCTCGCCCCGGAGCAAATCGCCATTACTGCCGATACAAAGGCACTAACGGACGATATGATAAAGAACCTCCTGGCAGCAAAAACAATGCCGATCGTGCAGATTAATCTGACCGTGGACCCCCCCACGGTCATCGCCAAACAGCCGACAAAGCCTTCGGGAGTGGCCGTGCCGGTCTTTATTATTACGGCAGATGGCCCGGCTCTTCTTCTCAGTTCCACCACTTCTATTGAGTTTCTGAAAAAAGATGCAATGCCAAAGGGTCTGGCGGACATTGTGGCCAAGGCCAAGCGGAGTCTGGGTCTAAAGAAGCCTGGGGCCTAGTCAACGAAGCCATACTCGGCAGGCTCATCAAACTTTACAATCCCCGCCCCCGCCCGAACAGCCTCCAGGCGCGCCTCCACCATCGCCGCCACCTCATCATCCAGCCTATTGAGCTTGAACCGCCGGTAGTTGTCATTGTCCGGATGAAAGATCATAATATACATATCACTGATTCTCAGACCATAGAAGGTCTCTAAGAACCAGCGATAGACATTGAGCTGGAGCGTATAGTGCCAGTAGTTGCAGTCATCCAGATGTGCCACGGGACCGAATCCCTTCCCCCCGAAATCATTAGATTTCTTAATCTCCTTGCTGCGCTTCCAGTCATAGATAACATAGGAGTCGTCGGATTTGCGATAGAAGATCATGTCAATGGAGCCGGCGAGTTTGTGCTCCTCACTCCACACCTCCCACTCACTCCTATAGGGCACGAGATCACCTTTTGCCTCTGACCAGAAGTTCATGAAATACCGCCACTCGGGGGTCTCAAGGACGGGCGGCTCAATAAGCTCCGGATGGCCGTGGAGGAACTGTTCAATGGCCAAGTGCATGGCCGTCCCCGCCCCGCTCGCCGCCGCCCCATTATCATCCCACTGCTTCTTAATCTCCTTGGCCGTCATTCCATAATATTTGCTCTGCCGCCACTTTGGCGAGGCCATCATTTTCCGGATGATGGCCGCCGCATCAAAATGAGGAAAGAACTCGTGCAGAAACTTGGTACAGCTCACAATCCCTTTTGAGCTTCCCTTGACCGTATAGACGTGGGTGGGTTCGTCGAACTGGATTTGGGCATCACGAGGATGCTTGTTCTTGAATGATAACTCTTGCCACGGCTGCGGCATTATACCTGTTCTGTCCGTAATAATGCGTTCAAATTTGCCGCGTTCAAAGCTTTTGATAAAGTAAAATGACTTCCTACTTGATTGTCATCAGCGATCCTAACAGCGACTATACGATCCCTTCCATGCCCGAGATTCCTACTCTCCTTTATACATCCTACCTGGATGCTAAACGAGGATTACTTGATATTGTGGGGAAGTTTGGCAGCTTTACACCGGTGGCATACGGGGCGGCCTATCCATATGAAAATACGACATTTGAAAAGGAGATTACGAATAATCAGTTCGCCCTTATTGGGTGGATTATCATTGAGGAGGATGAGGAGAATGAGGCCGCCCGTATTCCTGTGGGGCTGTTGAAAGTTGCTCACTCTGGGTAACCGGCCAACCTCATCATAATCTTCCCAATCTTATTGTCCCCCTCAATCTGCCCTGTATCCTTATCGCGCTTTCCGCCCAGATTCGTGGTGGCGCCAGGAGTGTAATACAAGAGATATTTACCGAGGTTTCGCGCTGTCTCAATGATTTTGCGAAAGCGCGCATCTCTTTCCCAGCGTTGTTTCAATGCTTCTTCGAGCACCTTTTCCTTCTCCGTTGCCCAGGTTGCCTCATCCACTACGGCCTTGTATTTCTTTAGAGCTACTCCACCGGCTGCAAGTTTTACTGCCGATAACTCTGCCTTCATAAGGTCATGATCATCTTCTTCAGATAGGGTTTTAGTCCCGCCATTCGTCATTCCTAGGCGATCATTGAGGAATCGCTGGTGAATAGTACCCTCGCGACTAAAGATAGTCTCTGCGAGTTCGGGTTTGTTCGTGGCGCGCTTGGCACGCATGCCGCCAACGTAATGCTCCATAGTGGGATACTCGGTCTCACCGTCCTTTATAGGGAAGGGTGATCCAGGAGAAAGCCAGCGTGCTGCGCCCTTATCTGGGGGCTTCATGCCGAGCTGATCCTTGGCAGTCGCTGCATCCATATAGAACTGGAAGACTTCTCCGAGAGTATATGATTTCGTAGGCGCAGCGGCGGGGCCAGGGGCTACCGCTACGGTGCGTGTAGGTGCCTGGGCTTTGCCTTGGCCTTGGCCTTGTCCTTGACCTTGTGCTTGTGCTTGTGCTTGTGCTTGTCCTTGGCCCTGGTTCTGCACTTGCACTTCCCCTTCCCCTTCCCCTTGCCCTTGCCCTTGGCCCTGGTTCTGAATAACTGTTGCCGCCTCGGCAATAGCATTCGCCTTCTGTCTTGCCGCAGCATTACGACCGGCATTTGCTCGGCCAACCTCTTGATTATTAGTAGCAGTCTTATTCTTAGAAGCCTTTGGCTGCCCCACACTCAGCGCCTCCGCCACTGCCGCCGCAGCCAGGGTCTCCTGCCGCTTCCTCTTGAAGATGAACCACCGGTTCATGAACGAGAACTGTTTCACGGCATCAATCATCTTAAACGTGGTCCCCTTCTTCTTTGCCATCTCCCATGAAACATCGAATGTAGCCGAAGAGTTCACCATACCCACCTCCTTTAGCTCGTCTCCTGTGAGTAGCTCGCAGCCTATCAAGCGCATCTTGTCCTCGAGCAGCTTGAACGGCACCAGATATTCGCGGTGTGGCATCCCTATAGAGATGAACTTCACATCAATCCCCATACCCAGTGCCGCATCACCTTCAGGAATGTCCTCCGCCTCATACTGTTTGGTGATCTCCCACAATGTCGTAGTGCCCTCTTGGCCCGAGCGCGAAGTTCCCGAAGGTGTTTCGCGCAGAAGATCAAACACCTTTTGGCCATCAAAGCAACACCCTATAAAGTATCCACCCACCTTCAACGTCTGCGACAGATTCTCCAAGAAGCCATTCAGCTTCGCCGGTGTCTCAAAGAAGTAGTGAATGGCAAACATACAGCTGATGCAATCCGCGCCCATTTTGAGCCTGGATGCACCCACTTCCTCAACAAAGGCCGGCACGGATCCCACCGGCTTCACTTTTCCAAAGACGGATCGCAGAATATCCTTCTCCTGATCATTGTCTCCCGCCGCGCCATCCACCAGTGATTTCGTGGAATCGGCTATTGCAAAGACCATTGGCGGAATATTATCCAACCCTCCTCGCTCCACTGCCACACTCATATAGCGCGAATATGCACTATCCTTGGAATCCATGATATTCTTCGCCGCATAGTCGACGCCCAGAACAAACCGTGCATCGGCCCTCAGCCAGTTGTGCAGATCTCCAGCAACACCACAGGCAACATCAAGAAGTGCCTTTCCATCACCGGACATCCCCACCCTGTAGAGAATCTCTCCGCGAATCCAGCGACCGTGGAACTTTTTCATCCCCTCCACAAGCGCCTCGTCAATCACCGGCTCCTCGCGATCGAAATATCGGCGCGCAATGGTCTCCTTGGCCGCCGCGCCTCCACGAATCTTCGCCAGCTCCTCTGCTGTAGGAGTATCCGCCCCCGTCTTGATCATGCTCTCCGTGACTGGATCGTGAATACTATTCCACGCGTCCTCGGCCACTCCCTCGGAGTTCAACGTGCGCCCGAGAGTTCCGCGCTGGAGCCTCTCTGTCTTGTCCATGCGCACACGCAGAGGCTTCCAGCGCCAGCCAGGAGGCTGTGAAGGATCATAGGCCATCTCCACAATAGTCCGGTCCTGAATAGGCTCCTCAGTGTGCTCCGTCATGATATACTCCTCGCCAGTATCGGGATCGCCCTGCACAGCTAAGCGACATACTGCCGCCATAGGGTCAGGGTATTCCTTTGGAGTGAAGATTACTGGCTTATATTCCTTCTTTTCTCTTGCTCCGTAGGGTGTGCGATCACGGCGAGGCAACTCCTGCTTGTTGAGGATAATGTCACGCGCATTCTCCATATTGGAGCCCACATAGAGACGCAGAGTCTTGTAGTTTACTGTCTCACCGGATGGCCCCGCCTTGATTCCTGCCACTACCTTATCCTGCATCTTGGAGCCGGTTTGTTTCTCTGTCACCACGAGAAAGTCAATGGTATTATCAGCGGCCGGCTTCCACTTCAGCTGCTCCCAGAATGTCGCTGCTGGCCTATCGGGTAGGGGCAGGACATTGGGAGTGAAGATGAGGCCATCCGTATAATAGGGTCGCGCCCCCGCTAGAGCACGTGCAGCCGCGCGAAAGATACTGTCATTGCCGGCCTTTCCGAAGAAGAACTCCTTGGCGGCCACTTGGATTCGCGTCCCCAGACTACCGGCCATCATTTTCGGACCAGCGTCCTTGTTCCAGGTCGTCACCCACGCCTTGAGCTGGAAATGACGACTGTCCTCTGGCGGCGGGACAGGGGGTGGTGCCGCGCCCTCTGCAACTGGCCCAGTAGCCCCAGACTCGAAAGGGAAACGGCTGACATCGCGCTTATCGGTGGCATACAGGATATCAAACACGAGGAACTGCTGCATGGGCTTCGGTGGGTCATCCTTCGTCTGTGTGACCCATTCGCCGTCGACGAGTGACAGGCGCAGTTCAGGACGTCTCAGACCGGTGCGATAGACATTCATGCCCATATCAATCAGATATAGATCGCCCTTGGAATCCACGAACCCCATACAGCGTAGTCCATCCGCCTTGTCGGTGACATTGTAGCCGTCGCGGATATTAGGCGTCTTGGCCACGCGCTCGGAGATAAAGTTCTCCTTGCGCAGTGTCCTCAAGGCCGGTCCACGAAAGAGATCACTGCCGGTCAGGCTCTTGTAGGCGCCGAGGACCTTCTGCTTCATCGTGCGGCGGATGAGCACGGCATTCTTTTGAATCCCGCGCAGGACTTCACCGATTCCGCGCACGAGACGCTTCATGGCGTCTTCCACGGTATCACCGTCCTTGTGCAGGAGCTCCACCTCAATCTCATAAGTAGGGGGGCTCATCATGATATCCTGTTCACGAAAGGACCGCTGCCACTTGAACTCGCCACTACGCAGTCGCTGAGTGCTGCGCACGATCGACATGTCAATACGGATGCCATCTGCGTCAAAGGCCCAGCGACGAATCATGCGAAAGGCTTTGCGCTGCTGGGGCCAGGCGGTAAAGATTTTCTTGACGGCGGCGTCGTCATATGATATATCTGTCTCGCGGCGGACCTTGATACGCACTTCATAGTCATCGAGATCAATCTGCGCATCTGCGGTGGCACGGTCCTTGATCATCACGGTGTAGGGTTTACCGGCCATTGTGTCATCCTTGCAATAGGCCTGGATGATGCCGAGACTGCTGAGGCTGAACCGCACGTGTTCCGGGGTGATGACGGCGAGGCGATCCTCTTGAGGAAGAGAGGCGTAGCCCTTGGCGCGGAGACGCTGTGCCACCGCGAGAAAGGTTGTGGCATCCACTTCGCCGCGTGGACCAAAGGTTGTCTCCATCTCATAGTCAGGATGGTCAGCCAGTCTCCCACGCGCTTTTTGATGTTTTCGGCCTCTGCAGAGAAGAGTTCCATAGGCCGAGTTCTATTACCTTGTATAGCTTTACCTTTGGGTGAGTGGCGGGGGCAATTTTACTATGAACGCAGTAATATGTAAAGCCCGACCCCCCCTGCAAGCGCAATACATAGGAACAGCACGATGAGATATGTATAGTTTCTAGAAGCAGCAGCAGCAGGAACAGGACTATCCGCGCTAAAGGGAATACTCACCGCCCGCACCTCGCCCGTCATGGGGATTTCCGCATAGCCATTGGCCCTCAGAGTATTATTCATACGCTGGGATTCCTGCAGGTTCACATTCGGAGGGACCACGTATTTGCTCTCATAGCCAGCGGCCTTTAACAGAGACTCAAGATAGTTATCATTCGCCTGTTCGGAGTTATCGACCTGCGTTGGCCAGGGATAATAGCCTTCTGTATTCTTCAACATGAATAATACTACGACTACTGTAAGTGCCAAAAACCACGCTTTCATCCTAACCTAGTTCACGGTATTTCACTCTAATCTCAAAAACTTACGCCCGATCTTACTACCTATAAACATGCCGCATCCAGCGGCAATCTGCAAATAAAGTATGTTAGTCTTTTTGGTACAACATACTAAATATAGGGACAGGGCGAAAAAGACTAAGGCGCTAAGCCAAAAGAGCTGCGTGAACATATCCATTTCCTAGTAAACACCTATAAAATATACGGGAAGCCGGGCGAAACCATTAACGCCTCCGTGTAGCACGAGACTTGCGCTTTTGCTTCCTCGATTGCCTTCTGCCACCACCACTCATATTATTATTATTATTATTACTCGGATTGTTATTACTCGGATTGTTATCACCGCCTGCTTTCTTGATCTTATCTAAACTAGTTTCCAGAACGTCCTGTCCACCTTCTTGCCCGTCTTCAACAAATATAAATGTTTTAGGAGAGAATATATCATGAGTTAATATTCCTGTGATGTACTCATTTTTGCCCTCGCCATGATGTCTATGACCTGCTGTAGGCTCCAGATCTTTCACTTGTAGAGTAACCTTTGTCTCATTTTTACATATTTTTCTAGTTTCTTGATCGTTCTAGAGTGTGACATTCTACTGTGAACTTAGAATTTCCCCAGCGCCGCGATAGCCTCTGCGCGCCCCAGGGCCGCCGCCCAGTCCGCCTTCTTCGGCTTCTCCAGACGCGGGCCGAGACCCGTTCCCCGCTGGAGCATCTTGCTCTTAATGTCCTCGAGTGTCCCCTCCGCCTCGGGCCAATCAATCTTCCAGCCCTCGCGCTCTCGGTCACAAACCCAAGCTGCGAGTCCAGCCCCTACTGAGCCTTCGCCAGGGGCGTGAAGAACCGCACGTGAGCCAGTAGTCGCACCCCACACGGGTAACTCTGTCGACCACGTGCGTGGATCGGTAGGGAAAAAACGGACCTTCTTGTTCGCCTCATCCACCGAAACTTTCTGGTAGCCGAAGAGTGCGCACAGCCCAATATCAAGTTCGTGCGTATCCATGGGCGGAGATACTGCCGCCGTCTGCTGGGCTGCTACCTGCTCCAGAATCTTCTTGCGCTGCCACTTGATGCCCCGCAGCTCGGCATCGGCTCTTTCCGTCACCTTCAGAATCATGTCGCGCAGAATAGTGCGGCGAACGGCGGGAGTGGCCCCGCGAAACTCGGGATCCGTCTTCCAGAGATAGAGACTCACTGGTCCAGGGGGCTCCAATGGTGTGGGCGCCCAGCCACCTGCAATCGTGGCGGGGGCCTCTTGACCATCCTGTGTATCCGACACTGCTAAAATCTCTATCGGAATCACTTCGCGTTTCCGATGGGGATTCTGTCCTGCCCATGTTTGAATTTTCTGTAGTGTCTCCATTCCTATAGGGATATGGTGCTAGGGCTTTAGGGCACCTAGTCCCTCCCCAGCACAAGGGCCTCCTGTGCCTTGTATTCCTCCTCTTCTCTTGCATTAAAGTCATCCCGCGTCTTTTGAGCAAACTCCATAAACTTCAGCATCTCGGCAAATACCTCCGCCGGAAGTTTACAAAGATCAAAAAAAACCCCGTTGCTATTTTCGCTGTATTCGGCCTTGGACTTTTTGAGAATCCGGTATATCTCCTCCATTTCAGCTTTAGATAGCGTTTTCACGTTGTCCAAGAACTTTTTACGTTCATCGTATTCATTGGTTGTTAAAATAGCAGCAGTTGCACTCATTCTATTCTACAACTTGCTCGTCCTCTTGTAACTCTTCCGCATCATCAAAGTCCTCAACCTCCTCAACCTCGGTCGGCCCTGCGAGAGGCTTTACAGCATTCGCAGGCTTTTTGGCCTTTGATGATATAAATGACCCCACACTCAAGATATATGGGTCATTCACCTGAAATCGCGATTTTTTAATCTCCACTTCCACGGTCTCACCAATCTCTACCTCCTCAAAGGCCTCATTACCAATATGCAGATCACGCGGGATAATCACGCGAATGGCATCCTTATAGGACACGTAAATCCCCATTTTATTCTTGCGAATCACCTCTCCTTCCAGAATAGCACCATCGGGCGGATTTAAGACGGAGCCCTCTGCCTGCACATGAAAGATAATACTCCCCGTAAATCGCCCCTTTTCCAGACTCCCCATAGATCGCGACAATACCTTGAGCGTATCAGGCACCACGAACCCATGGCGAGAACAGCGGCCTTCTAGCCTCGCCTTTAACTTATCGGCCACCAGAGTCTCCATAGAGTCAATCTTAATACGCATATCCTTCGGGGTAAGACTAACCTGTTCTTCAAAGAGAGCTGTGTGTTCCATTCTATATACTAGTATAATGTTACCTTAAACTCCAATTTTACTTGCTCCCCTTATGCCCTGTTTTCAGCGCAGCTACTGGCCGATAGAAAAATCGTTTCCCCTCCTTTTTCCTTTGGAAATAATCAACCCAACGCAGAATAATATCTTTAAGAGCACAGGCACGGATAGCATTCTCGAACTGTCTTGTCTTAAATATCTGTTTCCCTTTTTTCGCAAACTCACCTACTCGTACTGGGTCGGCCGCCCCTGCCTCGGCTGCCCCTGGCTCGTATTTCCGCCCCGCATCCTTCGCGGCCTTCTTTGCCGCCTCCTCCGCCTCCTTCGCCGCCTTCTTCGCCTGCTTGATCCGCGCCCTTTCGTCCAAATACTCCTCTGTAAGAATCAGCCTCGGGTATCCTTCAGCCGCCATTAAATCGGAAATATCTTTCAGCATCCGGATATGAAAGGCGATCGTGCTCACTATAGAGCATTCCCCCCCCTTCTCGGGCTTTACCCCAGGCTGGACAGGCCGCTCATTTGTCTTGAAGATTAGGCGCCCCTCCTTGCCTTTCGGGACGATGAATCCGTAGATTCCCGCCGAGGTTTGAACATTTGCCTGCAGTTTATTTAATAGATCCTCAGGGTTCGTGTCGAAGATTCTACTAACAGTGTCTATACATGCTTCAGCCCCGCAATAATATTTAAGTGAATCCGAGCTAATATCTATTATTCGGACTGCACTCCTGTCACCTTTCGTGACTATTTGTTCACTCGCCGAAATCGTCGCCAGAGGATCCTTAGCCACGAGAAGTTCCAGTTGCTCATTTGGCCTAATACTCTCGTCCCAGACCATTTCTAGCAGGGAACTTGAAAGGGCCATAAGATAGTTTTTCTTTTCGTCCTGGGTATATACGGTACTAGTCTGTATATGCTCAAAGAGCCAGTTCACCATAATAAGCTGATCATTTTCACGTGACTGAGCGTCGCCGACATAGCGCTCTGATATTGCCTTTTGGACCGCAAAAGGAATGTCTTTGAGATCGGCCTTGCCCGCCGCAATAGCTATAGCCCATTCTTTGATTGAGCGCCAGTAGCCGATGAGGGTTCCTTCCTTTGGGGCTTCCAGGGGACCCTCCGTTTCTGTTGCACCCTCAGGCTCGGCCACAGCAGCCTTGGGCGTCGGCGTCACTTTTATCTGAGTAGGGGCATACGAATCCCGTTTCACGGGGACCTCTGCTACGCGTAGGGCAAGGGGGATACGCACATCACTTAGATAATCTGGCTGAAACATATAATATCCATTCCTGTAGACAATATAGCCCTCAACATTCCCTATGTTCAGGCGAAAAGACTGATTCCCTACTATGTCCGAGAGCAGCCCCGAAATCGCCCGCGCCGGCACAGCTGACATCATGTCCAAAATCTCTGGTAGCTGAAAGACTGGCTGTTCACGCTTATTAAATAACTTTCGTATGGCCACCTTCAACTCTGATTCGCGCCATCGCACGGCGAACTCGTCATACGTAGTCATATCCATTTGTTCCTCATTGACTTCTACAGGCTTTGCGCATTCATATTCACATGTCTCAATCCAATCGCAGACATTTGTAAAGGGCGTATCATTGATACTCACTTCTTCTCGCACCACCCCCTGTGCATCCACGTGCCTCTGCGATTCCAGGCCATTCACGATAATGGCATCGCGATTCAGATTGCAATCGAGCGCATACCGCTTAAGAACACGTGTCACTCGCCCCACCTGCATGGCCTTGGACATGGCATTGCGATACATATAGAGATCCGCCGTTTCAGTATCCTCTCCCTCTCCAAAGGTATTTACGAGCAAATGGATGGTGCAGTTTCGCTGTTCAGGCTCCATAAGAGAATGGGAACATGTACGAATGCCACGACCCAGAACCTGCTCCATCTTGTTTAAATGAAACCAGCTGTCAAAGACGTAGATCTCACGCACAAACCGGAAATCAATACCTTCAGAGGCCACTTGCGAGCCAATCACGATTTTCACATCGCGCCCGTCAATATTTGTTTTCATTCTCGAGGCCTGGATTGCCGCCGCATTATTAGGCGAGATATTGGCACGACCAGTGATGAGAATATACTTGGCGGGGGCAAACTTGTGACCGGCCCCCCCATGTTCCTTTTCACGGCGTGCACACAGAGCGCATTGGCGTCCCTTGCCATCTTGTATTCCGTCGGTCAGGAGGGGTTTATGATCTCCCCAGGGAGTATAGCCATTCGCCTCAAGAGCAAGAGCCAGCGGTAGTGCCCCAGATTTAATGAAGCGACTATAGATAAAAATCAGCCCCTTGGCGGTGGCTGCGCGCTTGATCGTGAGTTTTGCCTTTGGGGAGGCTGTTCCGAGAGCATCTGCAGTCAGCCATGCCGCACCCCGCCTAGAGCGAAACTGGGCGGCCCCGCCCCCTATCTCCTCAAAACATCCGTCGAATCCTGCGTCGCGGATCTGAGTACCGACCTCAGAGGGGAAGAGCCAGTTGCCCGATTGCACCATTTCATCAATACCACTAATGCCGAGTCCTCCACCCTCAATCGCATCCTGGGAAATCTGGAGATACTCGGCCATGGAGCCCCCTTCAAAACTCACAGGCACGAATGGGAGACGCTTCATTCGCTCCTTCGCTTCGGCGGAAATCGGCTTTCCATCGGGTGAGTTATCGGGCCAGGCACCTAGCACGGGTGTGCCCTGTGGTGGTAGACGCACTGGAAAGGAAAGTGGATTCTCGCCGCGCATAAAACTCACATACGCATTCGCCGCGCCGCCCAAGAGCTCCTCGCCGCCCTTCTGCCCTGGTTTTGCCTTCTTAAATGCCCCCGTGGCCGAAATGAAGATGTCACGCTCGGACAGGGTGGCCTTCTTGTCATTCAGGAGCAGCAGATTGAGAAGAAAGATGATCTCCTTATACGAGTTGTACATGGGCGTGCCCGACATCAGCACGAGTTTCATACCTTCAGCCGCATTGAGAACCTTCATCAGCGACGGCGTCAACTTCTTTCCAGCCTGAGACTCGGTGAGTTCTGTCTCGCCCCCAGGATTATCCGTATCGTCGTCGGCGGATTCGGCAGGATTGTCGCGGAGATTATGCGCCTCATCAATAATCACGAGGCGCCCACTAAACTCTCGGCGCAGAATGCGATCCCGCTGCTCGGCGGCTGCATCTTCATCCAGACCCTTCGGTACGCGCTTCAGCAGATCATCAATCATCCGGTGAAACTGGATATAACCCATGAAGAGATAGCGCGTATTGATAGACTGTGTGACACGGCGCGAGATTATTCCGCGATCCTTTTCGGTCTCTGCGCCGGTTCGTTTCAGATACATATTACCCGTGCAGCCTTTTGCCACATTAGTACCCTCTTCTGGAATGACGAGGGCCTCATCGTCAAAAATGGTCCGGCGAAATCCGGGCTGGATATTCCTCGGTGCGACGATAATAACTTGGCGGCGAGGATATGCCCGTAGATAGTTCTCTGCAACAGTGATTGCCGCGCAGGTCTTACCCACCCCTACTCCGTGATAGAGAAGAGCGGATGTATAGGGGCATTGGGGTGAGAGAAAACGGCCGACGAAGCGCTGGACGGGTGTGAGCTCAAACTCCTTGTCAGGGTCGCAAGGATTGACTCCCTGCTTCTTCTGCTCCGCGATGGAATCCTGCTTATTCTCGGCGAACTCCTGTTTCTGCATGAGCTTCTCCGTGAACCGAGGATCTTCCGTCTCAGGATACAGGCCGGCCTCGGCTTCCCAGGCATCCATGATCCCCATGATTCTCGGATATAGTCCTGCTGCACTCATTTCTGCGAGAAGAGCATCTCGCTGGTCGAATGGCACTGTCTCGTCATTCCATCTTTTTAGTAAGTCTTCTCCCTGAGCGGCCGACATCTAACCTATGCAGATTTTTTCATGCCTGGTGTAAAAAGCGCGAGCGGGCAGAATCGTTGCAGGAGTTTGTGAACCCGGAACAAGACCTGTCGTTTTTCTTCATTGTCAGGACGAATACATTTCACGGCCTCCTCCAAGTTTAGCCATTTCACACAGCCGACCTCACGCTTGATATGTATATTATTTCGTGCAGCGGCATCCAGAGTTTCCTCGCCCACTCCTTCTTCTGCATACGCCAAGTAATACTTGTGGCAGTAGCTCACATGGTTCGTGCCACTGAAGTTCTCCATAATGGGCTCCATATTGCGAATGGGCACAATATCCTTCTCAAGAATATTTGTCTCCTCCCACATTTCACGCATAGCACAGGCATATTCAGACTCTCCCATATCGCGGCGCCCCTTTGGGAATCCCCATTCTGGAGATTCCCAGGCGGGAGCGCATTGTTGAATAATATCTTTAAGGGCCGGCCTCAACGCATCGAGTTTCTGTTTAGCCTGATCCTTCTCATTCCTATATGCATGGGAACCCTCCTGCGGCGGACCCCATAAATCTTCCCATAAGTCGTCAAAAGGTATATTTAATAGTTTCTGTCGCTCATTTTCCGTCATGCCATTTAGATGCTGCTTGATATAATCGGTGTCGGATATCCTGTATTTACCTCGCATAATCTCTATAAAGCCAATACTGTCGCGACGCTGAATCAATAGAAACTCAATATTATCTCGGACTGCATCTAGACCGGTTGCCCCCCCCAGTAAAAGTTCCGCCACCTGGTTCCACGCACCTTTAATACGGAATAAGATCACTCCATAACTTGTAATGGGATGGGGGCACTGTTTTGATTGATGGCCATATTGTGTGCAGTTTGAGCATATCATTGCTGACGGTATGAATGATTTATATTGCTTCATCCGAGCCGTTTCCTATACGTATATGCTCCAGTGCGTTTAGGCATACTTCAAAATTTAATACGGTTAATCAGTAACGAATGCGATTCCCTCCTTCCGTCTGGGGGCCCATTCTATGGCATACCATTCATGTAACAGCCCTCTCATATCCGAGCAACCCGACATATGCGCAGAAAAAGGCCGCAAAGGAGTTCTACGAGAGTCTGGCCGAGCTGATTCCGTGCCCCGTATGCCGTGAACACTACAAAGTGCACATACAGAAGCTGCCACTCAGCCCACACTTGGATCGGCGCGAGGATCTCTTTCGCTGGACAGTAGAGCTGCACAATGAGGTGAATCAGATGTTGGGTAAGCCAAAGGTGAGCGAAATGGAGTCTATCAACTTTTACAGACGTATTGGTGCGCGCGAACGGAGCCCCTTCATCACACCGATTGATTTCGAGGAGATTGACTCGCGTTCAATGGTCAAGGGGGCTATCATCGGCGCAACAGTCGTCGGCGTGGCAGGAGGACTTCTTTGGTGGTCTACGCGCGGAGAGAAGGTTGTTTAGTCACCTTCCGCTGCAGAATATGCGATACATATATTGATTTTGTGGCCGATAAAAGATGCCAAAAACTGTGATAATATACATAGTTTTGGTCATAGGCAATAGACATATTTATCATAAAGATGAGGCTATTGAGGAATAATACTAATCTATAGGTTGATCGTGAACTGAGGCGGAGATCATAGGTGGCCCATAGTAAAGCAAACACATAGTCGCATGCATTCACAAACTGATTTGATTCGCTATAATGATGATAAAGGAGGGAAAGCGTCGTTGATACAGATACAATAAGTGGGTAATAAGGCCTATTCCACATGGGATATATACTTAGGTAGTGCGGCAGTGTGGTTAGGCTAAGTGTATTCATCCTGTTAAGTCTACGTGTCAAGGTTTAAAATGGCCCTAAAGACTAGGATGGTAGGAAGAGGTGTAAGTCGCAAAGCGCGCCACCCGTCCGATGGCGAGAAGGTGTTTAAACCCGAGATCTACGAGGGCCTACAGATTGTGGCGGGAAAGCCAAAGACCGCAGTCAAAACCGTCGTAGTGGAGCCGAAGATGACAAATGACGAGGTCAAGGCGCGTGAGGGAACGTATTTTACCGACAAGGAAGCCGATCAGATTTTCGACGAGAATGTGGATGTGTATTGCAAGGACGCAGAGACAGGTGAGAAGCGTCTTCTGGCTCGTTTCCGGAAAAATATTCTGCCGGCTGATCTGGTGAAAATCGGGTGGGAGGCCTATTACCAGACTGCTGCTGCCTCTAGAAACCGCGGGGCGGCGGCAGGCCCCATCAAGCCCGATTCCAACTATTGGAAGAAGCGAAAGCCGGTAGAGATTAATAAGTGGTCTGCGCGCTATGAACAGGACGGCAAGTTGTCGAAGATGCGTGTGAATAATAATGTGTTCAGCTCTGTCCTCGGCTATTTTGAACAGACGCCATTCATGGGCCTGCCATGTCGCCTGACCTCTTATACGCAAAAGTATTTCCAGCAATACAAGCACGGCATACCCTTTATTCAGGCGATTGATGCCGCTTTTAAGAAGCTGATTCCCGACAAGCACAAGAAGCAGCTGACGGCCACGAAGGAGCAGCCGAAATATCAGGTGGCTGATACCGCCTTTTCATCCATTACGGTGAATAGGAACTTTCGCACGGCACTCCATATGGACGACGGCGATTTCCGCGAGGGCTTTGGGAATCTATCGGTGATTGAACGGGGCCAATACAGCGGGGGGGCCACGATCTTTCCTCGCTACAAGGTCGGCTTCAATGTGCGCACGGGCGATTTCCTGGCCATGGACGTGCACGAATGGCATTGCAATACGGAAATGTATGAGGACGCCGAGGACAAGAAGGTGAATAAGGCTCTGCCTAAGATCCACCACGACTCTATAGAGACTGGGACTATGGGTGGGGAGAAGCCCTTTACTCGCATCTCGTTTGTGTGTTATCTTCGCGAAAAGCTCCGAGGCTGCAAGCCGAAGGAGACGCAGGCCTATTACAATCGCATCAAGTTTGACCCCGTGCTGGGGGATCTAAAGAAGAAGGGAACCCGCAAGCGTTCTTAGTTTCGCAGATATCATTAACTCTTTTTTTTGAAAGAAAAAAAAGAGTTTACGGTAGTATGTATGCTAATGCATCAAGAATGAATAGTAATGGGCAACGAGCGGCAGCACCTGATCCTGTCTATGCAGCTCCTGTTGCAGCTCCTACTGGTCTAGGTAGTCTGATTCCCGCAAGGTTTTTTCCTAGTTCGCAAGCATTTGGTGGAGCTCTTTCTGTCGCCTATAGCGGGTCAATAATAATCCTGGTCATTTTCCTCATTCTCACCTTCATTCATTTTACACTGTTTCCTGTATTCTCTTTATCACCGGATGATAATGGTATTATTCCTGTGCCCCTTCCCTCCGACAAGCAGTTAGCATTTACAAAGGGACCGGCCCCGTCTGATTTGTCGGCAAACTTTGTTAATATTCCATCCTGCACATATTCACTCAGTATGGATATTTATTTGAGCGGTGATTTCCAGGCAATGACTATCCCCCGTGTCCTATTCTATCGCTCCACTGGGGGCAAGGGGGTGAGCCCTCCTTCCAATATTAGTAGTTGGTCAACAGGCTCCTCAGGCTCTTCAGGATCTGCCGTATCCTCAGATCTATCCCGAGCTCTCCTGGGCACCTTTCCTGACTCCAACTTTATCCTGTGGCTAGACCCCATAAAGAATGATTTATATGCATCCGTGGTGACGAGCACGGATGGAACTGCCGCAAATGTCCGATTACAAACGACCAAGCCTATAGAGAATGTGCCAATCCGCAAGGTCTTCCGTCTAACAGCAGTGTTTACGCAGCAGTTTGTTGAACTCTATATTAACGGAAGTCTCGAGCAGTCTATGGCACTGAAGAATCTTCCTCTGACTGTTGCCCCCACGGCCTACTTTTTCCCCGTTATTTCCACGATTGGCCCCAACACACGTCTCGCGAATGTTGCATTCTGGCCGAGAACTCTTTCGGCAAAAGAGGTGCGCGCATATGGAATGCCTATTGCCTTAGAGACGTTCTTCAATCCTGTAAGATCCTCATCTTAAGGTAGAGATGGAGCCCCAGGCATGGCTCTTAATAGGTATGGTATTAATATTTAGCATAGTAGCATTTTCATATTATAGTCCAAGCTTTGCCCCTAAAATCCTCGTGACTGCAGCAGGCCCCTTTCCTCTTTCATCATCGCAAACTATCATAACGGAGCAACAGGCAATGCCATATTATTCCGATTCAAATGGTAGCTTTTCGGCATTTGTGTATCTGAATCCGATGAATCGCACTGGGTCTTATGCGGCCTGTGGAACAAACCCGAACCAGGCATCCTGTGCCGACGGAACATTTGCTCCATGCCCGTGCGATGCCTCCACAGGTAACTGCGCGCCATGCACTCATATAGGCTACAATAATGTGTTCAGTATATCGGGTATTGTAGGGTTAGAAGTATTAAATGCCCCGGATGCCAGTCGTCAAGGGAAGGCCATGGCGCAGCTTGTGATCAAAACGGAAGGACAGCCCGTCCAACAGGGCTCCTCCGCGTCCCAGAAATATATCGAAACGATTACACTCCCTCCGATTCCTCTACAGAAATGGACAATGGTGGCAGTTGCGCGCGAGGGCCGCCGGTTCGATGTCTATTACAATGATACAATGGTGCTCTCCCAGAAGGCCATGTATATGCCCATATCGAATATATCAAACTCCAGCTTTAGTGGTATTACTTCCGGTTCTACTGGTCTGATCGGTCAACTCGCACTGGCAAACGTGTATAACTATCGTCTGAGCAGCTCGGATATTGTCTCCAAATTCGGCGAGTTTGCCGATACACGCGGTAGACCCTATATTAATACGACGGCAAGCACGATTTCTGATTCCGACGCATCAGGTCTCAATCCTGGATATAAGTCTGGATTCACTCTTAGTTCTTTCTTGCCTGCCATGGGCTCTATGAATCTGTGCCCGTCAGGTGGTTGCTTAACTCCTCCAGCCATTAAACCTGCATCACCTCTATATGATTGGACAAGTTCGTATGCATAGATCGACATCATAATATTCTAACGAGGCTTCTTAATTTTAGGAATCATCGTTAGAATGGGAGATTATCAGAGCCAGACACCCCAAGGACCCCCAAGCAGTTTTGGAATCATGACAGTGGTATATCTCCTCATTGGACTTACAGCAATATACTATCTGTATCGTTTTCTCTACACATCTACTGAGTCCAAAACGATTGTTCTGGTCGGTGGAAAACGTGAGGCCGATATTGCGCCCGAGAAGATTCCGCCACTCCCTACACCCTATGAAGGCGGGGAATATTCATTCAATACTTGGATATATATCAGTAGCCTAAACAAGAACTTGAACACATTGAAACACATTTTTGAAATAAATGGTGACAACTTTTCCACGCTTCTGGTTGCGCTGGGAGCGTTTAATAATACCTTGGTGGTTCGCACACATACTAAGGGTGTAGAGGGATTTCAGGTTCTATCCGGCTCTGGATCAGGCTCAGGCTCAGGGAAAAACGCAGTAAGTGCGGCCCCCCCTAATGCCTCTTTAACGCCCGGTGATTTATCGGCAGGATCAATGAAAAAACTCTTTACCCCAATGGCAATGAATGATCAGCTCCTCACTACTCCCGCTGTATGTGATCTTCAAGAAATCGATATGCAGCGATGGACCATGGTTACAGTTGTTCTTTCTGGCCGCACTATTGATGTGTATGTCGACGGAAAGCTCAGTAGATCCTGCATGGGCGCATCCTATTACAAAGTTGACCCAACAGGTGTGTCACCCCTAATCACGGCTCGTGGTGGATTTGACGGATATGTCGGCCTCACAACGGCTGGTAACTATGCTATGAATCCGGATGAAATCTATCGCACATATTTATCTGGACCTGAAGGCTCTGGAACCGTAGATTTTATCGGCTGGTTTACTTCCTTGTTTAGGGGATCTTCTTAAACACTATTAGTAGAGAATGCAGCAGGGTTACCCAACATCAACGTCAGCGCCGTCCGGCGAAATAGTCACGGCGCTGCTAACAGTGAGTATACTTTTCATGGTTCTGTTCACTGTGGAACTTCTCTATAGGACTACGATGGATGCGCGCAACCGCTTCCAGACACTAATGGATTATACGGCAGCTGCAGATGATATGTCTCTCGTTATTCATCAGGATGCTTCAAAATACACAGATGCCAAGACTATTGGGCTGTCCATGAATGAACGCACCGGTATAGAGTTCGCCTATTCCTTTTATATTTATGTTAACCCCGCAACATTCTCTGGTAATAGTACCTTCAAGCATGTATTTCACAAGGGATATGCCACGCCCTGGCCGCTTATGTCTCCTGGAGTCTTCATTCACTCTGGAACGAACACAATGCGCGTTGTGATGAATACCTATAAGAATCCCTACACATATGCGGATGTGAAGAATATCCCTGTGCAGAAATGGTTTCACGTGGTGCTCAATAGTTACAAGGGGGGGCTCGACATTTTCGTTAACGGGAATCTGGCGAATCGTATCAGCTTTACCGATACGGTTCCCTATCAGAACTTCCAGGACATTGTGATTTTCTCAAATGCAAATATCAATACTCTGCGCGGTTCTAGCATTCCCGCTCTTAATAATGAGGACTTTCAGTTTGAAGGGGCCTTCAAGGGGTATTTATCTAACCTGACGTATGCCCGGTATGCATTATCGGTGAATGAGATTCAGCGCCTAATGAATGCTGGGCCCTCTTCCAAGTTGAAGCAGAAACAGATGGATAAGCCTCCTTATTTGGCGGATGACTGGTGGGCACATAGTGCATAACGGCCTGTGCTCTTTACTTCGCAGTGGCCCTTATCACAAGCATTGTGATAACGGTCTGTGCTCTTTACTTCGCAGTGGCCCTTATCACAAGCATTGTGATAACGGCTTAAGCATAATCTCTTCTATCCCAGTAAGGTTATATGGCGGGTGGAGGATTACAAGCACTTGTGGCATACGGATCTCAAAATGTAATCCTCAGTGGCAATCCACAAATGACTTACTTTTACAAGGCTTTCAAGCGTTATTCACATTTCGCCATGGAGAGTATATCTATTCCCCTGGAAGGCCCCAATGAGCTCTCTTTTGATCAACCCGTTCAACTCCGGGCAAAGATACCAAGATATGGCGATCTTCTTTCGGATCTTATCCTCACTTTCACCATCCCCGATATTTACAGTAAATACATGACTCCGCAATCTCCTGGTCGCACAAGTCAGTGGGAGTTTCAATGGGCCCGATATCTCGGTGCAGCGGCAATACAGAATGCCGCATTCTTTGTCGGCGGCCAGAAGATCCAGGAGTTCGACGGCTCATATCTTCTGAGTCGCGCCATACTTGATCTTGATCAAGATGCATTTGCAAAATGGAAATATCTGGTCGGCGACACTCCTGAACTTACTGAGCCCGCGGTTGGAGCCTATGCCGGCGGCACATCACATACGGGATATCCATCTGTGATTCAAGATCCCACCCGATTGAATCTCCAGCAACTTAATCGCCCGTCCATTATTGGCCGTGATATTCATATACCACTGTCTTTCTGGTTCACCGAAGCCCCGTCACACGCACTCCCTCTTATTGGTCTTCAGTATCATGAGTGCGAGGTGCAAATAACATTTAACCCCATTGCAAATCTCTATACAGTTCTTGATGCCTCAGGCTCGCGTGTAAGTCCCAACTACCGGATGAATGCGTCTACTGCACAAATCAATGCGAATACTCCCAGCTATGCGGCGTCTAATGACATCAACTCTCAGATTCGCTTCTTTTTTACCGATTTCGGCTACACTCCTCCTGCTCTAAACAGCTGGTTCGTCAATCCGGTCCTGCAAGGAACGTTCATTTATCTTCCGAAGGAGGAACAGCAGATTTTTGCCTCCAGACCACTCACGTATTTGATCCCCCAAGTCACTGCCTACCCATTCCCGGGCCAATATACACGACAAGTCCTTGATCTGCAGACACATAATCCATTGACTCGGCTAGTGATTATGCAGCGTCGGTCAGACGCGGTTGCCAGGAATGATTTTGCAAACTTTACGAACTGGTTTACGTATCCATATTCTCCTTTTTCGCCTACACCAAATGTGCAGAGTAGTTTACAACAGGGATACACATCTGGTCTTCTTATCCCGAATGCCCAACAGGATATTATTCGGGCCCTGCGTATTCTTTGTGACGGCAATGAAATACAAGAGATGAAAAATGTTGATTATTTCACTCGGATTTCCAGCTACCGATATGCAAAAGGTATAGGGCAAGACGGCCTTTCCTTGTATTCATTTCAGCTTGCCCAATCTCCCACACAGCCTTCTGGATCAATCAATGCTAGCCGTATTCGCAACTTTCAGATAGATGTCGATGTATTCCCATTACCGACCCAGACAACGTATACCTACGATATCACGATCTATGTGGAGAATATAAACTGGTTTGAAGTGGTCTCTGGTATGGGTGGGCTCAAGTATGCTCTTTAGTCGCCTTTCTTGTCTTATCACGCAGGCGGATTTCCGGATATCCGCTCTTTTTTGTCAGATTCAGTGAACAATGCTCGGGAAACATGGCAACAAGCTTTTTGGCACCCGCTGCAACTGTTTCCATGGTTCGGTATTCCTGGTTTCCTCCTTTTTCAGTGTAATAGGCCGTCTTAGGCGCGATATTACGCATCCGAACAACTGCTCCGTCGCGCAAATAGAACCGAATACTTCGCTCATAGTCCTCCTTGTCCATTTCCAGTGAAAGTTTGACTCCCTTGGGACCCTTAGTCCCGGGATTGAAACACCCATTGAATGCCCCAATAATGAACCGAAGATCCGTGGTGTGCTGATTCTTCATGAAATATCCATTGGGAGTTGGGTAAATACCCCAGAGACTGCAGTTTGCCTTCTTACACGCCTCAAATCCTTGCCGGATCACACCCTTCAGATCTCGCAGCTTGACCTCATTGCGCTTTGCGCTGGGGCTCCACTCAATAAAGGAGCCGATGTCATCGTCCATTTCAACGAGAGGCTTACCCACAGGGAAATAATCGGAAATAAAGTTCCTCTGGGGGCCGATTTTTGGCACGCCCACCACGATCTTATGATAGGATTTCGGCTCAAGAGTTTCTTTATAAATCTTTTCTTCCTCCTTATTTGCTACGAAGATGAAGATTCTGCGGGACTCAATACCGTATTCTTTCAGCAGAGCAAGCGATTTTTCTCTGAGCGTTTCGGCTCGTTTATACGAAGGAATCGCAATGACATAGTCTGTCGATTTTGATTTTCTGGTTGCCATTGCGCTCTACCGTTAACTTCTAAAAAACGTTGAACCACTCCGTAAAAGGGGTGTTCTTAAATTGGTAGTTCACGGTAGAGTATGGCGAGTAGCTTATTATCCGCATTTGGAGTTACGCCGGCAGCACCACCGGCCTCTGCCTATGCAGATCAAAAAGCGGAAACGGCGAATCTTGCAGATGCGAAGTCCCAGTTGGCAGATATGACAAGTAATCTGGGGCTAGCTATCAGTGCCGCAAAGTTGGCCGGCGTAGATACGACTAACTTGGAAAATCTTAATGCAGAGGCTGCCAGCCTATCGTCGACGAATCTAACTTCTGCACAGTTACAGGCGAAGACAACGGCTCTTAATACTAAACTGGCCACGGCGCAGGCTACTCAAGATGCTCAGAGACAAGCGGCTGCCGTGAAGGTCATGCAGGACGCGGTGACGACTATACAAACGCGTGTAAGTGCTATAAAGGGCGATACGACTACGAGCGGGCCGCTTCTTCAGCAATATATAGCTCTTCTGACTTCTGCTGAAGATGCATTGAAGGCATTGAAAGCGACTCCTGCTAAAAGCAGTGGAAGCAGTGGAAGCAGTGGAAGCAGTGGAAGCAGTGGTAGTGCTACTGAGAGTGATACACCTACCCCAGAAATACCTGACCCAGCAACTTTTTTGAGTCAACTAGATGATCTCGATACGCAAAAGGATGCAGAGGAAAATAAAACATTCAACTGGACCCGTTTTGGCAAGAAAATCACATCGGTCATGATGTTCTATGGTTCTGTTATCGCGATTGCAATAGGCGCAGTGCTCGGTGCCATTATTATGTCAAACGTATATGCCAGCGACCCCTTTTGGGGAATAAAGGTATATTATTTTATTTACGGTGCCGCATTTTTTCCATTATCTCTTATATATGGTGCGGCGAAACCCCCATATTGGGTATCAGGCATTATACCCCTCTATTCTTTAGATCCAGTTGTTCCTGCGCAAACTGGAGGATTTACTCTTCCTAGCCTCCCTGCTCTTCCCAAGCTTCCTAGCCTCGCATCTATAAAGCAAACTGTAACAGGAATAAAGCCTGGAGGAGTTACTCTCCCCACCCTAGACTCTATTAAGCAAAGTGTAATGGGAACAAAGCCTGCACCTGCGGCAGCTGCGGCTCCGCCTCCGCCTCCACCACCACCACCACCCCCCGTAGATCCTAATCAACCAGTAGCCCCTCCACCACCTGTAGTCCCAACTATTGACAAACTATTCGGATATAAACTCGTAGATTCAAATACTCCTACCACGGCTCAAACATCTAGTAAAAATATGCTCCGTTATTTTGCCATAGGAGAACTCGTATTCCTGGGTATTTCTGCCACATACTACGGTATAGATAAACTGATAAGCAGTAATATAATCAAGGTCTAAACCGTCGCCGCGATACTTATGTAGGATGGCCCATGACCCGAAAACATATCCATTTGTATCTGTTATCACCCCAACATACAATCGCAGGCGATTCATACCTCATATGATTGCCTGTTATAAACATCAAAACTATCCTGCCCAGCGGATGGAATGGATTATTCTAGACGATGGTTCGGATCCTGTCGACGATCTCTTCAAGGATGTTAAGATCCCCAATCTTCGGTATATCTACGAGCCAGAGAAACTGACTATTGGTGCGAAACGGAATAGGCTAAATGCAGAAGCAAAAGGCGATATTATTGTGGCCATGGACGACGATGATTATTATCCTCCTGAACGTGTTTCAGCCGTCGTGACGGCCTTTAGGAAAGCCCCCTCTATAGAACTCGCAGGAACTTCCGAAGTATATATGTACTATTCGGATATCCAGGAAGTCTATAAACTCGGTCCCTACCATGCACAGCATGCCACCAATGGCACAATGGCTTGGCGCCGCACTTATCTGGCAAATCATAAATATGACGAGACGGTGACGCATGCAGAGGAAAAGTCCTTTCTTGATGATTATGTGAATCCTATGATCCAGCTCGACCCCTATAAGGTAATGCTCGTGATGAGTCATAGTGAAAATACATTTGACAAGAAGAAAATGCGCGATAATAATCCGATGGTCAAAAAAACCTCGCATAAACTGCGAGATTTTATTAAACAGGCAGGGCTCCGTGAATTTTTCAAGACTGCATAGGCCTTAAGGGTGCTCTCTATTTTTATATAGAAAGATGACATATTATTTATCACACAGCTTACGTGTGTTCAATATTATGGGCGATGTCTACCGTGATTCTCTGTCGGTCTCAGCACCCTGCACCGATGTTCCCGCGGATTCGCTGAAGGTTACGCTGAGATCTCATCAGCAGGCGGCCTTGTATGCAATGGAGCAAAAGGAGCGCGAGCTTCTTGGCGGCATGGATTGTTCCGGTGAGACGTTATATTCATCCTATGGAGTTCTCGGTGACTCAGTAGGAGTGGGCAAATCGCTCATGGTCCTCGGCCACATTGCGCGTCTTGCCGTGATTCCTCCGCTGGCATACTCGACCAGTATGGGCAAGAGTAGCAGTGATAAAATGTTCAGCACACGGACGAATGTGTTTAGTGATTTGAGTGAGGCCGGTTCGCTGATTGTGGTTCCTCACACTCTATTCAGGCAGTGGGGGGATTATATTAAGAAACAGACGAATCTGAAGGCCCTGCTTCTTGATAAACGAAAGGTAGTTACTGGGGATAACTTCACTAGAGATGTTCTCGCGGCGGATATTGTTCTTGTGAGTAATACACTCTATAAGGAGTTCAGCGTATGGCAGAGAGACAATGCTATTAAATGGAAACGCGCCTTTATTGACGAGGCCGATACGATCCATCTGGTAAATGGATATCCGAAGCCCGATGCGCGATTCACCTGGTTCGTGACCGCCTCATGGATGAACATTCTTTTCCCCAACGAATCGCTCTATATCCAGAAGACCACGCTCACTAGCTATATATTTGGGCCAGATGCACAATACAGTTATTTGAAGCCGCATTTTGACGAGCTTTATCGGTCTACGCGCCCCTATGATTATATGCGGTTCTCTATGACATCCTGTAACTTTTTCAGGGAGCTGATTAACTCTGAACACCGGTTAAGAGGGCGTCTGGTTTTGCGCTGCAATGAAGAGTTTATTCAGCAGTCTATTTCTCTACCACCGCTCTATAGGACAAATATTCTGTGCAAGATCCCCTTGACCCAGCGGATCGTTTCAGAGGCGATTCCTGCGGAGGTGCAGCAGCTTTTGCATGGAGGGGATGTGGCAGGAGCAATGAACATTCTGGGGGTGAAGACGGAGGATGCGACGAGTCTGGTGGAGGCTGTCACGAAGAATCTGCAGAAGGAGTTGGCACGTCTGAAGGCGCTTCATGAGTTCAAGGCGGGGCTCGAGTATGCAACGGTCCAGTCGAAGGAGACTGCTCTGAAGGCTCTACAGGACAAAATGAAGCAGAAGGAGGAGGCGATTAAGAATATCCAGGAACGTATTGAGGGGTTCAAGCAGGAGATTTGTCCTATTTGTTATGATGAGCCTGGTGAGGCTATTCTGACTCCGTGCTGTTCTAGGGTCTTTTGCGCCGGCTGTATTTTGACCTGTCTTACACGGAATCCCACATGCCCCATGTGCCGCGCAGATATTCACTTGAAGCAGCTTACAAAGGTGGTGAGTAAGAAGGATGTCACGGCGATTGTGCAGTCGGCAGAACCGGTTGATACCCTTGAAAAGAAGCCTGAGACGTTGTTGCGCCTGTTCAAGGATAATCCTGAGGGCCGCTTTCTGGTCTTTAGTCGCTATGACAATCCCTTCGCGGCCATGGAGTCGTCTATTGAAAGCCTGGGGATCAAGGTGAAGCAGCTCAAGGGCAATAAGGATGCGATTGCCGCCACGCTGAGGGCATTCCAGGGGGGCGATCTACGTTGCCTTCTGCTGAACTCTCATTATGCTGGTTGTGGGCTCAATATCACTGCCGCGACACACGTGGTTCTTCTCCATGCGATGACACACGAGGAGGAGAAACAGATTCTGGGGCGCGCGTATCGCCTGGGACGTACGACGCCTTTGCATTTTATTCGGCTTTTGCACTCTGACGAGATGCCCACAACAAACTAAAGTTTGTCTTTTGGCATCAGTGCTTCGGGTGTCGCCGAGATGCCCACAACAAACTAGGGTTCAGCTTAGCCCGTTATACTCTTATTCAGTGCCTCCAAGCTGACAGCATCATACCTCCGCACTTTATCTGGTCTTAACAAGCCTCCTTGAACCTCTGCAAAAGCATACATAGGTGCTAGACGCACTGGAATACCTCTTGACTCCGCAACCTCGCATAACAGTTTCCATGCATTAAACATGGCCGACTGTTTCGTGAGAACCGGCGTATAACGGAAATCATCCGTGGTGAGCTGCACACCCCCAGGAGGAATGATGGCCTCTTGAGCCAGCCGCAAGCTGATAATCTTCAGCTTGAGTTTCAAAGACAGCGGCAGAATCGTCCAGCACTGATAGAAAAATGCCCAGAAATCGCCCTGATCCGACACCTTATATGCGTCAAAGAGACTGAGATACATATTCCACGCCTCGTGTGTATCACCCTTTGAAGCCTCAATACGCTCCGGAATATTTTCCAGGCTGATCAAACTGGCCAGGTTTCCCTCGTTATTTTCAATGTCGAAATCGACCAAGGGATCCCATTCTCCCCAGAGAGTCCACCAGGCAACCGGCATAACTCCTTCAGGAATATTGACAGAATACTCGGCATGCTCTAGCCCCGCTATTTGTCTCTGTAGGGAACGGAGGTCGCCATTATAGCTGGCAGGTGGATCCTTTCCGAGCCATTCTCTCAGGCAATCCGTGGCAACTGGCCCCACCTTAAAGGTCAGACAGAGCTTTGCAATCTGCTGTAGTGTGCGCGTATCGAGCGAGTTACTGATCAAAATGAGAGGCCTTCCCGCCTTTACTTCCTTGCATTTGAGATAGGCATGGAGCTCATTCAGCCCTCCGCGTTCACCGCTACTGAGTCCATCAATCTCATCCAGCAGAACGCCAATACCCCCCTTCTTTCCAGACTCAATCATCTGGACAATACCACCCTCACGCAGCAGGGGTAGAATCGTCTTACGGAAGGATGCTCCTGAGCGAGTATGACTGGCATTGAACTCCACTGTTTTCAAGCCTGCGAGTTTGAATACGCGATGAGCGAGAGTGGTCTTTCCAATGCCTGGGGGACCAATAAGAAGAACTGCCGGCTCTTTTCTCGTCTTCAACCAGTCATTAAGCTTCTGCTCAATAGCTGGATGAAGGCATACTGTTTCTTGCTTCAACATCTACATTGGAAAGTAAAGTTGCTTTAGGACGATGGGGGGGGAGGCTGGGGAGGATCAGTGTTCATGCATACTGCACCGTCCCATACGCCCTCCCAGTTTACTCTTTTAGTATTGGCCTGGTCACAGATTTTCTTAATACGATCGGCACCCGACGTATTCAGGAAAAGATGGAAAAGATATTTTTCATCCTGTTGGGTTGGATCGGTCCATTTTGACATTCCTCCTGCCTGTGCAACACCTACAGTATCCAGGCACACCTGCTCACCATTGATTACATATAGAGTGAGGAAATCTGGGCAGTAGTTAATTATGGGCGGCCACGACCCAGTAGCTGTTATTTGTGAGCCGGGTGCAGGAAACCAACGTAATCCGAAGTAAACGCTTGTAATAATCAGCCCGAACAGCATGATACCTGCGGCAATCTCTTGGGAATGCGAGTAAAAGTAATATGCCCCTCCAGTTATTGTGATGAATGACGTGAATACATATGCCCAGAACAAATAGTTCATCTCTAACTGTGGTCGTGATATTCTTAGAAACTCGTAGTTGCTAAGCATAACAGTTTTGATATAAGGTACCTAAGGGATTTAACGGCCGAGCATTGACACGCAACGGTCTTGTAAATCCTAAAGGATTTAACGGCCGAGCATTGACACGCAACGGTCTTGTAAATCCTAAAGGATTTAACGGCCGAAGTGGGCCACGGGGGCGGGAGTGCCGTTGCCCTCGAAGCCAACCTCAATGTAGCCAGTGTAGTAGTCCTGGCCAGGGGTGGTGCTGGCTGCACCGCCCACGCCGAAGGAGGACAGGGAGGTGTTAGTGGCACCAGAGCCACCAGGCACCACCAGCTGCACCTTGCGGAACGTGCGCAGAGAGCTCACCACGGTCTTGCCCATGTCACGCAGGATACCAGCACCGGCAGCGTTGATGGAAGACAGGGCTGCAGGGCCGAAGTAGGCCCAGGAGGCCGTGGAGAAGCTGCCACCCAGCACACCAGTGTTGCCGGTAGGCTCAGTGCGGGCATAGATCTTGCCGAGCAGAGAGCCCACGGGCACGAAGTAACCAACATCAGGGTGGTTCGTCTTGAAAGGGGCTTGACCGGCGCTCATTTGTATATCCCGGATTTAGAAATAATTCGGGCCAAGCCGGTGGGCTGAAATGGGCTGGACTTTCATATGTGGTTGTATTAGAAATGCCAGATACCGGAACACCCCCGCCGGATTTCATCCTACCCCAAACATCAAATGCCTCTGCCGGACAAAATGGACGCGTGGCTTTTGGATCAACCGACTTTTCGGATAAGCATGCCGGTCTTCCGGGTTTTGCATCTCAGACTGGTGTCGAGCAGGACTTTCAGAGTGATATGCTCCGGGGAAACTGGGAGTCCACGCCGGTGAGTACCGCTTTCTTCTCCGTAGAGAATGTCAAACGCATTCAGCAAGTAATCCGAAAAGGCGTATTTGACCGGAGCCAGCCGAAGGGCTACATGATTGATGATCAATCAAGTGATGAACTCAAGATTATCATGCGCGCCATCTATTACCAGTATGCTCGGAATATGCCTGCAGACACTCGGACACAGGTTGAAGATTTGAACCGTAAGGTTGTGGATTGGTCGGTGCCTCATATTCTTTCTGCCGTGGACCACTACTACTTCTATTTGAACGACATCAGCCACATGCCGGTGCCCTTGGCCCAGCCTCAGCATTTGAGCCGCGCCGGAACAAAGTCGCTGCCGATGAACCCCTTTCTCTAATCGCGGTCCAAACCTTATGAAGCGTATGCCCGCCCTCTATAGGATGTTATACGGAAAGGCGCAGGTCAATGGAAGAGGTCGCCAACCTCCTTCCACTGAAGACCGTATTTACTTTAAGAAACTCATGGAACAGTGTGATCTCTTCGCAGTGTTTGATGGCCACTCAGGTGCCGGTGTTGTTCGCTACACTGTTGAGCATCTCCCTGGCCGGATAAAGGCCGCCCTGGAGGCCGGTGGCCCGGATATTCTCAAAAATCTGGAACTAATGCAAAGTATTCTGAAGAAAGTCTTTATCGAACACGATAAAGATCTTGCTAAAAACTTTTCCAAAGTGGGAGACTCCGGATCAACTGCGAGTGTTGCTCTTATTACCCCCACGCATGTGGTTGTGGCCTATATCGGGGATTCCCCCTGTTTCCTTATGAATCCGAACACAGGGCTGATTCTTCCGGGTGGAGAGATGGGAAAGCATGAGCCAACGCTTGCCGGTGAGAATGCCCGGATAATGCGTGCAGGGGGGACAGTAGAGATAGATGAAATGGGTGTGCCTAGGGTCGATGGGCTGATGGTGAGTCGTGCATTTGGCGATTTCTCTCTCAAGTTCTCTAATATCTCTAAGCCCCCGTATGATTCTGACTGGACACAAATGAAAGTGACAGCCCACCCAGATTGTATTGTCTGGGAGCGACCTGAATCTGGTCTTTTGGCGTTGATGTCGGATGGACTTGTAGAGACCGATACGACGGCTCTGAAGCCATTGCAGCAGGTGGCCGCAGATATCTTTAAATCTCTAAAGGATACTCACTATGATTTGCCAAAGACTGCTGTGGCGACAGTGAAGGCGCATGTTGCGGCGTCAGTAGCGGGTTCGCGTGATAGCTATGATGGGGATGATTTGTCTTTGCTCATTGTCGACGTAGGGAGGGGTGGTAGTTCGCCTATTGGGAGTGGTGGCGTGGGGGCCACGATTGCAGCGGTGGCCAAGATGACTGCGGGGAAGCCCAATACGAGACGGCAGGGGAAGAAGAAGGCACGGACAATGAAGACAAATAGGCTGATTAAGATGTTCACAGTGGGTTAAGGCGTTTAAAGAGCTTTGCACAATAAAGATTGGAGGAACCATCAGCTCTAGTAGCTCACCGCCTTGGCGGTATGCTATTGGGGCTCGTGGGACAACGTCCCATCAGCTCTAGTAGCTCAGTTGGTTAGAGCGTCGTGCTTATACTTTAGAGTATGCCTGTGTCACGCGGAAGTCGCGAGTTCAATCCTCGCCTAGAGCATTTTTTATGTGCGCTTTGTAAGCTCTCATAAAAAACGGTCGAACCACAGATGGAGGTTACTCCTGTTATTCTCAAGGATGTGCTGTATGATACACATATGCGGATATTCCATTGTTCTCAAGACCCCCTTTATCATTTAAAGAGTTTTGACTATACTTTTTCGTTTTCAACTAGCCAGCCCACTACAGAGGCATATGAGGTGAATCGGCCAACCTATATGATGAACTATCTGCATTCATGTATAGGGCATGCATATAACGATACCACAATACCACTTCTAAGTATTCTGAGCGAATATGATGCAGAGATTCTCGCAAAACGAGGATTTCAGCTCTTTGTGCTGAAAGATGTTCTTCCTACAACTGGCACCCAACTTATAGACTATTTACAGAGATGGGAAACAAAGACAGTTGATTATGATATCGGTTCCTATAGGGGCCCGTATGCGCATTTTCACAAGTGTTTTTCAGATGCCCCTATTCTATTTGAAAAGACATTCTCTACCCACCGGTATATTCGGTTTTCAACATTGATCTATGGAGGAAACGAGCAATGGCAGCGATCTATCCACAACTGCGCCGATAAATATCCTGAGCGTAAACTTGTTCCTGTGGCAACGGATGAACAAATCGTGCGCTGGATAGACCTTGGTAGGGCCGCATTTGCCGACTATATTGGGCTGAAAAGAGGAGAGAGAAAACCCCTACTAGTAGCACGTAGAGGGGCTCGTGAATTTACTGAGGGATCGCTGCGTAAGTTAATCTCTATTCTTGAAACTGAACCGGTCTTTTTAGAGGACTATTCATTTGAAGAGCAGATAGAAATGTTTGCCAATGCAAACTGTGTTGTATCTGCGCACGGCTCGGGGCTCTGTCATCTTCTATGGTGCACCACAGGAACACGGGTGATTGAGATCTATGCCACAGATGATTCGCGGAAACGCATATTTGAGAGTTTTGCAGAGTTCTTAAAGCTTGATTATACCCGCATTGAATGTTCTCAAGAACAGCGAACCACTGATGAACCGATTCATCTGCCTGACTGGGCTCTTCAGCAGGTATAAAGCGTCCACTCCATGATAGGTAAGATGTCAATCCTCGCCTAGAGCATTTTTTATGTGCGCTTTGTAAGCTCTCATAAAAAATGTGCAATGCAGAAACTCAATATGATGGGTTTGACATTCTATAGTTCATATATATCTGTAAGGCTATAAATGCAAATCCAGCTAGGATTACCATAAGAGCTACAAACCAAGGTTGCGTATAGAATGGAGATGGCGTATTTTCCCTCTTAATAACAAACTGCTCCGTTGTATTAATGTAAAAAAGTATTAAAAGAATAAAGACAATCAAGCCATAGAAGAATACGCGGGATTTCATTCTACTTAGAGGTTTGTTTGGTTTCGTCGAAGGTCTAAACTAATATCTCTTTATCGTATAATGAAGTCAATATTGACAAGCAAAGATGCCTGCATGATATGTAATGGGGTCGAGCCAGAACCAATAATATTTACGAATACGTGCAAATGTAAAACAGTCGTTCATGCCAGTTGTTATAACTGGTTCTTAAAGGAAAATAACTTCAAATGTCCTATCTGTAAGACCGCAACTGTGGAGAAGTTTGCAGTTGGTGATTATAATCAATCAAATGATTGTCTTTCCTTTTTGTTTTGCTTTGTCTCATTTTAGGCTTTGGCCTTCGGCTTAGGCGGAAGCCTTAGCCTTCGGCTTAGTCTTGAATGCCTTCGCCTTTGGCTTTCCCTCAAGTGCCGCCTCGCGCTCCACCCGCATCTTCTTCCACGCCGTATCGAACTCTGCCAAGTCCGCCAGCCACATGGCCCCTGCCGTGGTCGCCTCCAGCGCCGCCAAGGCCGCCTGGGCGGCGACAACCGCGCGCTTGTGCTCCTCCACAGCCGCAGCCTTCACGCGATCCATACGCAGCCTGAGGAGATAGTCATACGCATCAATGTTGGTTTGGACCATGTTCCCTGACAGTGCCGGCAGATCATGGGCAATCAGGGTAGCCACAATGTCCTCGTCTGATGCCCGCCTCATGTCAATCGTCCCGTCGAGCACCGCCTGCAGGAAGCGCGCCTTGGCATCCGCCTCCTGCGCCTCCCGCTTCTGCCGCTCAATCTCTGCTGCCCGCCGGGCCTCATAGGCCGCCAGCCTCGGCCCATAATACGCCTCCAGAATGTCGCCCACACACCCGTACTTGACGATCTTTGATTCCGCATCAAAGGCCACCATGTTCGTCGTGCGCCACGTGCTCGTCAGCTTGAACCGCTTCTCAAACTCTACAGGGTTGCCGCGAATGTCGTCGTAGTAGTCAGGATCCAACTCCAGAACGAACTTGACCTCAATGTGAGTATAGAGATCGTCAAAGTTCCTCAGTACTGGCTTACCGTCCTCCGTCTTGGAGTTGTCCGCCTTTGCATCCTGGGAGCCGTTCATCTTGGCCCCCGCAGTCGAACCGGCCACACACATCTCATCCAGAAACGCCTTGTAGTCGGAGGTCCATGTGCCCACCGGCAGCTCCGTAATCGTCACGGCCTTCTTCGCATCGTCGAACGTGTAGAGACCCTTCGTCTGCCAGACACCGTCACTCACCAGCTGCACTGGCCCCTTGAAGCCGAGCCACCAGGGGCGCATGGCCAGGCTGCCGAGAGTGGCCCGCCGCCCCTCCAGGCGATCCCGCAGCAGCCCCACGACCTCCTCGGGATTGTGGGGAGGAATATCCGTGCTGAAGCCCGTGCCAATGCCAATACAGCCGTTGATCACCAGGAGAGGCACGACAGGGAAGTAGGTCTCAGGCTCCACCAGAAGCCCATCGTCGTCAATGTGCTTCAGAATAGTGGAATCCTCCTTGCGCAGAATAGTATCCACGATGGACTCCAGATGGGTATGGATATACCTACCTGATGCCGCATCCTTACCACCCTGCAGGCGAGAACCAAACTGGCCCTTGGGCGCCAGCAGATTGATATTGTTCGCCCCCACGAACTGTTGGGCCATGGAAGTGATCGCCCCCGTCAGAGACGCCTCGCCGTGGTGATAGGCCGCATGCTCTGAAACATAGCCGGCCAGCTGGGCCACACGCACCTCCGCGCGCAGACCACGCTTCAGACAGCCGAACACAATCTTGCGCTGCGACGGCTTCAGGCCGTCCACGATGGAGGCCAGGGAGCGGATATTGTCCGCATTACTAAAGTGGATCAGCTCATCGTGAATGAAGCGGGAATAATCTACGCGACCGCCCTCACCCACGATCAGCATGCGCTGGGGGTTGTAGTCGGCCAGCCACTTCTTACGGTCATCGGCGCGCTTCTTGGAGAAGGCCATGGACATGCACTCGTCGGTATCAGCGTCCCAGGTATACTTGATTTCATGCAGATGCTCGAACCACTCCTTGGCCTCCTCATCTGTGCTCGTGCCCAACCCCTTGTAATATTTCAGATGCCAGCCGGTCGAGCCTTGCGCCTTCCACGCCTCGAACTCTGCTGCAGAATAGAAGCTCCGCACCTCGTTGCGGCGCGTTGCCTTTAGCAGAGGCGTGGCGAGTGAGCAGATGAAGCCGGCCTGCATGAGCGCTGGCCACTCTGCGTGGAAGAGATTCATTAGGAGGCCCTTGATGTGAGACCCGTCCAAATCCTGATCCGCCATCACCATCACGCGGCCGTAGCGGAGAGACTTCAGATCCTTATAGACCTTGGACTGCTCGAGGCCGAGGATCTTCTTGATGGCCGTCAGCTCCTCGTTCTTGGCGAACTTGTCGGCTGAAACGTCGCGCACATTTAGCATTTTGCCCTTCAGCGGGAACACACCCCATTTCTCACGCCCCACCACGGACAGACCCGTGATTGCCGAGGTGGCAGCTGAGTCTCCCTCCGTCAGAATCAGCGTGCACTCCCCCGATTTTGCCGTCCCCGCCCAGAGAGCATCCACGAGCTTTGGCATCCCGCGCAGCACGCGCTTCTTGGATCCATCCGTCTTCTTCACATCCTTGTTGGCCTTGGCATCCAGAATCGCCATTGCCTCATCCAGAAGGCCCAGCTTCACCAGCTGTGCAACCATCTTCTCGCATTTGAATGCGGAGCCAAACTTGGCCGCGGGAGTAGTGAGTGTCTCCTTGGTCTGGGAGTCAAAGGCGGGATTCACGATCGTCGCATTCACAAAGAAGACGACTGAGTCCTTCAGTTGCCCAGGCTTCACCACCACCTTCTTCTTCGCCGCCAGCTCGCAGAAATCCCCAATCACGGCTCCCACGACCTTGTCCACGTGCTTACCACCCTTTCGGGTATTGATGCCATTCACGAAGCTCACATGCTTCTCGTCGGGCACGGCATCCTCCTCAAACAGCTGACGCGCCATGACGGCTGCCACCTCCCATCGCTCTCCACAGCGCTCATAGGCAATGGGCGCATCATCCTTGACAAAGAGCTTGGTAAACTTCTCAAAGGTGTTTGTCGCCACGGCCCAGCCGTTACAGGTCACCTTCACCTCCTTACCGGCCATGGCGCCGAGCTCCACCACGCGCGTCTTGAGCACCTGACGCATGTCGTCCAGGTTCAGACCAGGGAAGCGGGCCAGGTCAGGCTCGTACGTGATCTTAACGAAGCCCTTAGCCTTGGCAGGGCTACCGCCCTGCGCGCCCCCCTTCGGGGTGCTGTCTGCCTTCACAGACGCCTTGCCTGCCTTGGACATATTGTCCGTCCAGGTCTGGGAATACTTCTGGCCGTGCTTGGGGCTCCGCGTCTCCACAGTGAAGGACTTGCTGAAGATATTCGTGAGCTTGGCGCCATAGCCGTTCTTGCCGCCCACAATCTTCTCCTCACCCTTGTCGTAGTTGCCGCTAGTGAGCAGATGGCCAAAGATCAGCTCGGGCGCCCAGACCTTCTCCGTCGCGTGCATCTCAATAGGAATGCCATCGCCGTCATTCTCCACCGTGATGCGGAACGCCTCGGACCCCTCTGTAATGGTGACGTCAATGTGCTTGATAGGAGTGCGGCCAGGCTCCTGGCTGCGCACAAGAGCATCGCGCGCATTCACTAGAATCTCATCAAAGATCTTGTAGAAACCCGGATTGAAGGCCACGGAGCGGCGCACTATCTTCCCCGAGGCCTCGTCGAATGTCCACCGCGACTCCTGGTGCGTATCGGTAGAACCAACATACGTATCAGGGAGCTCCAGCACGTGCTCACGATGAGAGAGCTTCTTGAAGGCAGCGGCAGTGGACATTTTGTAGTAAGGGTGGGGGCTTGGGCCTGTTCCAATTTTACGGGGGGGCTTGGCTCTGGTTCCAAAACTATATATGGCCCCGTAGTAAGATGGGAGACGCCGATAGGAGATCATTCAGCCTTCTACTAAAGGCGCGTGTGGATAAACACGATATTCAGGGTATTTATGAGGTAGGAGAAATGCTAAGAATGCTTGGGATAGATATAAATACATTGGACCGCTATAACTATGGCATGACAGCACTAATGCACGCAGCAACATACCGAGAACCTGATATGGTAAGAGCCCTATGTGAACTCGGCGCAGATGTGAATGCTGTAGATGATGGACACGGGACTGCTTTATCCCATGCGGCTCTTCAGACAAATACTGCGTGTGTGATTGAACTCTGTAGGCAACCTGGTATCGATCCGAATATAAGGATAACTGCGCGTGAGTTTCGCGGGGAAACTCCCTTAATGTATGCGTGCTGGAAATGTGAGCCGAGCGCGGTAAGAGCCCTAATCGACTGCGGTGCGGATCTGAATGCGGCAAAAGAGGTAGGAGACAGATTTACCCCATTAATGTTCGCACTCAATAACCGACCCCGAGCTGCAAGAAACATTGTCGAGATGCTCTTAGAAGCAGGTGCGGATCCCGAGGCCCTTGATTCCGGTGATCGCACCATCTTTAATCAACATAGATGGGAAGGAGTCCGTACGGCTGGTCCAGGAAAGAATCTTCCTACTGGAACTACCTACAGAGCAAGAAAACGGGCCCTGGCTGCAGGAAAAGCCCGTAGCAATGCCCTACAGAAAGAACTGAATCTGAAACCTCCGTATGGAAAAGAATTTGTTGCGATTCAGAGTAAATACAACGAGGACCCAAGATTCAGAACAGTTCCTTTGACGCCTACAAATCTTTCGCTGGTCCGCAATATTATAGGAGGGGGTCCACATACACGGCGCAGCCGAAAGAAACAGAGAAACACTCGGCGCCGTTAGAAAGCCGCATCCAAGCAGCTTCTTAGCCTTTGACAAGGACAAGAAGCTTGTCATTATCCCACCCAGGCGACCACTTCTCCTTGTGTTCGCAATGGACAAAATAGGTGGCCGCGGCATCCTTTAGAATCGTGGTATCAGCAAGATATGTCACATACTTATTTTCGTCCTCATTCCGGAAAATGTCTTCGATCACAAGTGTCCCTCCAGACTTGAGACGAGGCCAGGCCTCTTTAATAATCTTTATCTGATGGTAAAAATCATGACTACTATCATCAATGATTACATCATACTTTTCCTCTCCAAGAGCCCTTGCGATATCTCCATCCGCGCTAACATCCATAAGATCAAAAGAGAATCGCCCCCCAACTAGTGTTCGCCCATTATCCAAGAAGTTCTGGTCACGGTCGAACATTCTAATCTGCGCGTCAGGATGCCTGAAATACATCTCCCAAATAAGGGCCGATCGCCCCCCAGCCACACCAATCTCTGCAAAACGGACAGGCAGATTCTTCAGCGGCGCGAACAACATCGAATACACTGCCGTATAAGGATGCCGATGCCCCACCTGATTATACGGGCTCTTGTCTGTTCCTGCAGCCTTCCCCAGAATACATAACTCTGTAGGGCCCTCACTAGAATCAATCACCAGTCGTGGAATCATCTGTGTGAATTTTCACATACCCTTTTAAGCAAGAAGATGGCCTGCGGCTGCACCTTGCGCGGGGGCTTCTATCCGAGTGTAATGGGCGGGGTTTTGACGACCGGGCCGTATTTCATGACGGCAGCAGTGGCACAAGGGGTTCGCCTCGTAGCAAATAATAAGGCCAGGATGACCAAGCGGCGTCGCCGGAGGGTTCACCGCCGCAGTAAACGCACTCGTCGTCGCTAGGATTTACGCACAACACCGGCAGGAATACGCGTTACAGGCATAAAGAGGTTTTGAAAGAATAGTATAGAATGTCTCTTACTCGTCCTAATGTAAATGCGAATGGCAATCTGTTTGAGATTAGTACTGTGCAGGCCGGTGCATTTCGCACCCTGATCGAGGCTCTGAAGGAGATTCTGACGGAGGCGAATCTCGAGTTTGATGCCCAGGGTATCAAGGTCATGGCCGTGGATGAGACTCATACGGTGCTTGTGTATCTGCGTCTGCATTCTGACCGCTTCGAGAAGTATTTCTGCCCCGCCAAGCATGTGCTCGGTGTGAATATGATCTATCTGTTCAAGCTGATCAAGACGATGGGAAACAATGACAATCTCACCCTGTATCTGCCCGCGTCCAATCCGAACAAGCTGGGGATTCGCATGGACAACTCGGAGAAGTCCACGGTGACCAACTATTTCCTGAAGCTGTTCGACACCGATGTGGAGGACATTCAGATTCCCAATCTCAACTTCACGAGTATCATTCATATGCCGAGCGTGGATCTGCAGAAGATCTGTCGCGACATGAATGCGCTGGGGGAGAAGCTGGATGTGGAGATCACGAGCAGCGGATCCGACCTCATCTTCAAGTGCATGGGCGATTTTGCGGAGCAGGAGACCATCATCTCGGAGAAGAATAACTCCAACATGAAGGTTCATAAATTCGGTGGCGGCGCAACAGAGATTGTGCAGGGCATTTTCCAGCTGAAGCATTTGGTTCTGTTCACCAAGTGCACGAGCCTCTGCCCCTCTATTGAGCTGTATCTGAAGAACGATATTCCGCTGATTCTGCGCTACACGGTTGCTAACCTGGGAGAGGTGAAGCTGGTGCTTGCACCAATGAAGAATAAGCAAGGCATTGTCTAAAGTCGGCGACGCCTAGTTTGGCCTCGGCGCACGCGCTTTTTACGGGTTCCACCCTCCTGTTCGCTGATTCTAAAGCTCGTATAGATCGCATTATGATCTGAATCGGACAGCAACACTGCAGTTTTATAAACATCAACGTTAATATCACGATTTTTATGCATTAAAAACCGATCACAGCGACTGGGATTCCGTTTTTCATCTGCGCAGGGAAGTTCAATATTTTCAGGGTGATCAGTTAACTCTGTTAAGCGACATGCATTATCTCTATAATCTTTTGATTCCTTGAATTTACAGGTAAATGAGGGATGTTCTCCTTCTGGAAATGGTAGTTCTTTTAGCGGAATGGCTAACCCCCCTTCCTTCAAAAGTTCATCCAGTTGATCTCCACCTTTGGAGTTTATCCGGAAATTCAAGTCGCCACCAAGAATCACATGGGTTTTTCCATCCACTTTGCTGCTCAATAGATCAAGAACCTGCTTGAACATTTTCGTGCGATATGCATTTCCCATTGTGGCATTCTTCAACTTTCCATTTGATCCCTCACTAGTCTTTACAGGAAGATGCATATTAATAAAGAGAATGGCGTATCGCGGGAAACTGAGTTTGGCCCAGACTGCTCCCTTGGAATACATTCCCAAAAATCCCTGGGCAAAATGAACAAGCCCCGATTTTTCCCCCTTTGGAATCACGATCTTCCCCTGTTCAACTTGGGGCGCTTGTATCCCGCCATTTTTTATATAAATATTTAGCAAAATATTCTGAGCAGCCTTATTATCATTCAGACTAACATGGGTGATTAACCGCATACCCTTTAACCCTTCATCAGATACCAGGGATTCACCACCACCATCTTGTAGAAGCTGGAAATCCTGAACTACAGTACGACCTAATACTACTGGTCGTGCATCTTCTTGCGTAAACTCGGCATATACATCCGGGTTTGTCGGTAGAAAAAAGGGATATTCTATTTCTGGCGATTTTGTTAGACCATCAACATTGAGTGAAACTACATTCACCCGCATTCTAAACTGGGTGCTGTAAAAAATTGACGGGCGACGAGGACCCCGCCGGATCCTACAAGCATGGACGGTCAAGATTGGAATACTCTGCGCATTCAAGGCACGAAGGCAACCATCTCTACTAGGGCAAGCCCTGCAAAAACAGTCGCCAAGAATACTACTCCAGACGTCGCAAGTCAGCGTGGTCTAGAGCAGCAGGAGACGGCTCAGAAGGCCAAGACTCTTTCAACAGAATCCCGCACTCAGATCATGCAGCTGCGCGCGGCCATGAAGAAGACTCAGGTCGAGCTGAATCAGATGTGCCAGTTTCCTGCGAACACGGTGCGCGACATTGAGTCTGGGCGCATCGTGCCGACTCCCTCCCAGCTTATCCGGCTTAATAGGGCACTGCAGATGAGGTTCGTGTTGTCTTAGTTTAAGGGTGAAGAACAAGGACGTGGGTGAATGGAATATTATTGAATGCACTATCAATATTATACGTACCCAGGAAGCTCGCTGCCGTATGATATGGCATAATATTTACAATGAGAGCACTTAGAAAGATTTTTCTGTTAGGATTAATCAGCCGCATTGTAACCCTGTCACCCACCCCAAATCTGTTCCTAAACTGATCTTTAGTTAGTGGTTGGAAGATGCAACTATTCTGACGCCAATGTGGAGAAGTATTTCTTGCATCTTGATATACTTTTTTACGTGGATGAGTAATCTCGTTAAACTCCATTATTATACTTAACTAAAGCATAATAATATGCTCCAATTTTAGGGTACCAGTTTGAACTGACCATAGGTACCGTTATTTCTTTTATTAGGTGTCGCGCATGAAATAAAAGAAATAATGGTAGATATTCTGTTGCGTTTCTTCCGCGCTCCCGACAATCTCCCTACCGAGTATTATGACTTCTTGGCTCAAGACAGGATCTACGAAGAAAAAGGAGGAGAGCGTGAAGCCTTTTTTATTTGAAACTGATGACGATGGGCTCTGTTCGCAGTTCAATGCCTATTTATACGCCATGAGCTACTCTGTTGCAGAAAAGGCGCCACTGCTCGTGAATGACACTGCAAACGTGGTAAGTCTCCGTTTTCCCCTCATTAAAAACACGTTTGTTACCCCCACTTCAGTGATCTTCACCGATACAAACCTCCTTTCTTCTATTAGTCTTAAACGGCGTAGACAGGCTCTTACGACCTATATTCTCGGGTTAACGCCTGCGCATCTTCGAGAGGCAGGAAGGAATATCCTCCAGTGGAATGAAGAGGCCCTGCAACCCACAATAGATGTGTCTGGTATTGATATCGGCGTGCATATCAGGACATTTGGCCCGAATGAGCCCAAGAACACACCTATTGAGCAATATATAAAGGCCGTCCAGGCCTTTCAGAAAAGCTCGAAAAAGACGTCTCTGAAGGTGTTTGTCATGTCGGATTCAGTCCAGCGCTTGGAGGAGTTCAAACAGAAAAAGGATAAGGCCTGGACTGTGGTTACGGTGGGAACGCCTCCCAACCTCGGCGCGCACTCCCAGCGCGATTTCAATGCTGCTCCGCCACGTCAGCGCATGGCTGCGTATAAGGAGTTTCTCGGAGAGCTGCAGGTAATACAGCAGCTCCCCCAGATTATTTGCAGCTTTTCCAGCAATGTAGGTAAGTTTCTGTATCTGTCGTCGGCCGCTAATATCTTTAGCGTCGATCAGACAGTATTCTCGCCGTTTTGAGCGCTGATAAGTTGAGCTTACAGCTTCCCGCAGGGGAAAGAGCTAAGCGAGGTGATAAGCCGAGCTTACAGCTTTCCCCACAGGGGAAAGAGCTAAGCGAGGTGATAAGCCGAGCTTACAGCTTCCCGCAGGGAAGCGCTGATTTCGGTGATAAGCCGAAATCACATTTTCTTCTCCACATGCGGCGTATAGAGAACATCCGCAGGCACGAGCTTCGGATGCAGAAGATGGAGCCCATCCACTTTATTGAATGTTTCCGAATCCTTATTCCAGACCTTGATCACGTAGAATCCTACGCGATTAGACCCATTATGACCGCTCATGATTTTTGGACTAATACTTATTCCAACAATCTGATCATCTGTTGAAATCGCCGCCTCACCAATCATCGCCCCCACAATATATGACTTATAGTAATCAATGCCTTCTTCAGGTCCTCCGCGCAGAGAATAGCTCCCTCCGCGAATATTCTGAAAGTTCTCCCATAGAGGAGGAACAGGATCGCGCATACAGAAGAACATCCCCCTCTTCAACTTGTCACCTAGCTCATTAAATACTGCAAGTGTTTCAGCCAATGAAGACATCTTAGCGATGGGCTGAAACGTGTCGATCGTCCATCTTTTCTCCTTTGGCGCATGGAAATATAATGTCCACGTGCCAGAAGGTAGAGCAGCATTCAGGTCACTATCCATCTTAGTGCCTTCGGTATGAATGGAATATCACCTCAATTTTAAGCCCCCTAATCAACATTTTCCATTTCTGGGCGAACGAACATCGTTGAGCTCAAATCAACTTCCGATATTGCGGCATCAGTGTCAATCATCCTCCCCTTGAGCCGAGGATCCAGAACAATCTTGGAAGAGATTGCCCATGCACTCACAATATTGGAAATAGACGGGGAAAACTTATCGTCTCCTCTCACGTGAACGCGAATCTTTCCCACAAACTCGCTCAAATCGTTGACTGTATCTTCACCGTCAATAATCTCGAGGCTGAGGATAGGAAGTTGATGATACTCAATAGTATCTGTATCATGCAAAGGCCATTCTAAAAATGTGTTTGCCTCTGGAGAATAGACCCATATTGGGCGCGCAGAACCAGGCTTATTCAGTTCTACAGATGTGGTTGCGTAGGCCTGCGCAACACCATTGAAGAAAAGATAATACTTGGGCGCTAATGCCGTGCGCACAGAATCATATACCTTTTGTATAGTTCTCGTTGCATTTGTGCAAAAAGAACTAAACCGATTATATAGGCCCAGAAGAAATATGGTGTCCATCTATATATGTAGATCGTGCCGAGATTTTAGGCCACTTTACCTTATATTCAAATTTATCTCGGCATCTAATGGCTGTAGTTTTGCAGGGTAGGGTTTAAGACGAGGATCATAACCGACTAACATCATCCCCCAACCAATCAATAGAATGATAAGAGGTAATAGGATAAGACCCCATCCAACATACGCATAGTTATTCTGTTCCAGAATACTCATTGCGAATATACATAAAATACCGAAAAACCCGTGCCCAGGTAGGAGCTGATAATCGTGTCGGAGAAGATCTAGAAGAAATAGGGCTGAAAATAGGGCTGCTGTAATGATTACTATTAACATCTACCGTTGAATACTAAATTTACTCACCCCTCTTAGTAATAATCCGCTTCTTTACCTCACTCCAAACCCCAACAGGGGTTGTGATGAGTTCGCCCTCTTCATCTGCCATAAAGACATTCTTGTCTGCGTCGCGGTAGTAGGTCGAGCCCTTGTATTCAAACTCCTCGAGCTCCTCTCCATCCTCTTCTTGCTGCTGCTGCTCCTGCTCTTCTTGATATACCTGCTCTTCATCCTGCTCTTCATCCTGCTCTTCTTCCTGCTCGTGTTCCTCCTGCTCATCCTGTTCCAATGCCTTTAGTGCACTTGTATTCAGAAGCAGACGATCGGCCACACTCAGTGGCTCTGGATTATTTTCAGTGAGCACAATCTCCTTTTTAGGAACAACTTCAATGCCACTCATAGGATATTGAGGAATCAGTGGTGCGCGTGTATTATCTAGCTCAGCACGTAGGCTGCGCACTTCGGCCTCCAGTGATGAAATACGCTGAAGAAGAGCTAGAGACCAGGGCTCTGCAGCTGTTGGCCCTGGGCGTGGGCCTGAATACGACTGAGAGCAGGCACATGACCTCGTAACAGGCCCCGTGGGCCCATAAGATCGCCCACCTTCAGATGTGCGAATCAAATCGTCAATCACCTTCAGACGATCACTGACAGTCCTCTCAAGGTTGCGAAAGAGCTCCTTAATAGTATTCTCAGACATTCTATGCTTGTCACTACACGATTTGTTGACTCAATTTTAGGTAGCCAACCTACCTTTTCCCCCCCACCCTTATATTCATCACAGTATCCAAGGTTGACTCACGCTCTTTCAATGGCTTATTACGCTTCAAGCGCAGTCCCTCTTCCACCGAACGCTGTGGCAGGGCGACTACAGCCCCACCCTGCTTTAGATTCGTATCGAAGAAATCAATGGGCTTCGTATCAATAGAGCCGAGGATACTCACCATCGGGGGCATATGAAGATCTACGCGCACCTTCTTCTCAAACATTGTGGCCCGAAATGTTTCAATCGACATTGGCCCTCCAAATAGCTTCAGGCATTCTTTTGCGGGTGCAGGAAAGATACGACCAGTCCCATTACTATCATAAATCCGGTGTAGGAGAGCCATGCGCTCCCAGCGTACATGTGGGTCAAGATTCTCCATAAGCAGATAAGATATGGCGCATCCTGGAGAACAGAAGTTACCATATACATTATACACCATATTCACCTCGCGCTCAGGAATGATACATGGCCGCCCTTCAAACTGATGTGCACACCAGAAACAGGCAATCTCGGTAGTATCAGGAAGAAGTTTCTTATCCGACCATTCTTTGAACTGCACCATCAGATTTGCCCGGGTAAAGCAGGGCATGGATTTCGTCGTCTCTACTGGTGCGGCTGCTACAGCAACTGGAGCGGGAGGCGTCTTAACTTCCAGGGCCTCCTGGGTAACGGCGAACAGATCTCCATCGGCCGCATCATATGGCTTCGGGTCAACATCTGTAGGGGGGTTCGGGTCGTAGCGCAGAACCTGGTCATGAAACATCACTTCATTCGTCCGGATATTAAGATGGGCAATGAGGGGTCGTCGCGGTTCCTGACTGAAGGAGCCATCAATACCATCTGCAGTCACAACCGCAACCACCTTCACCGCCTTTTTCACGGCCTTCTTTTTCGGCTCGGTTTCAACAATGGCAGTTGGCTCCTCTACCTTCTTTTTACTTGCACGTGCGGGGGGCATTTTCCTATATTCACACCGTGCGCTGGAGTTTAAGCCTTTTACCCTGTAGGTCTAAACAATCTTCCCTCTTTTCTAGTAAATGGAAGGACTTGGTCTTCCTCTGCGTATTGAACGAATCCTCCAAACAATGGTTGATGAGCCGGCCACACGGTCTCATCTCTTAATGATTGGCCCCCCAGGTTCCGGAAAGACAACCTCGGCCCGCTATTTCGTGGAAGCTCTACACGGGGCGTCCAAGTCCTTTTTTGGTCGCGCCCTCTTTCTGAACTCGAGCGATGAAAGAGGACTGGAGGCCGTTCGTAGCCGCGTATATCCTTTCATCCGATCGTCCTTTGATGCGCTCTTTGTCACTACGGGGCCAAAGGTCATCGTGTTCGACGAGGCAGAGACACTCACTGACCAGGCCCAAATCGCACTCAGACCACTTCTTGATATGAGCCCCCAGAAGGTGCTGATTATCTTCCTCTGCAACTCTATTTCCCGTATTCATGAGTCGATCGTGCACAAGTTTCTCACTATTCCTTTTGAAGCCCCGAAGCATGAGGATTTCCAGGTGCGCATTCAGAAGATTTTGGGAGAGGAACGCGGTTCGGCCATGTCTGGCCTAGATATTCAGTTCCGCCGAGGTGATATCCGCTTCTTTATTTTGAATCCGGGCCGATTTCAAGATTGTGCGAAACTTTGGCACGAGTTCTTCACCGTTCATTCTAGCCAGATTCGCTCGGTATTTGATCGGGTTCTTCCAAAATGGGTTTTCTCGGATCTCGCGATTTTTTGTCTTTTTGCTGCGAAATCGCTGAATATTCTTACACCGGATGCGTTGGCAGAAATGCTCCGGATAACGGATACCGATTTCGTGAAACAGTGCAACCCGAAAGTCCGGAGCCAGCTTCTTTCTTCGTGGTTTGAAACTCATGTGAGGAACAATCTGGAGGAGTGGCCGCCGGCTTTGGCAAAATTGGAACAATAACCGCGAATCGGCTGAGGGTATAAAGGGCCTCAATGACTACTCCACTGACATTCACTCCTCTTCGGATCTCTACTCTCGTAACCACGGGGCATCTTGGCTGCACGATTAACTTGACTAAACTCTTTGAGCAAATCCCCGCGTCTCTGATACCTATTGGGTATCCGGCCGAAGGCGTACTCAAAATGGAACATGAAACCAAAGTTGTTGGTCATTCGGCACGTGATATGCTTACCAAGCGCCGAGTGAGTGTGAAAACCTTCTTTAATCAGAGCACCTTGGTTATCCGAAAGTTGCGAAGTGGAGAAGATTCGGAGTTCAAGGAGGTAAATATGAAGCTCTTTGCCAACGGGGGATTTCAAATGACTGGAGTAACCTCTGAAGAGTTCTCGCAGAATGTTCTCCAGTTTATCCTTGGTATCTTTAACTCTCTCCCTGAACCCATTTCCGAGACTCCTTTAACGATTAAGAAGTTTGCGATCCAGCTGTTGAACTCCGACTACAAGATGAGCGCACTTCTGAAGCGCGCCGAGTTGCACCGACTTCTCTGTCAGCAGTATCGCCTGTCCAGCACATTTGAGACGACGATTTATCAGGGTGTGAACACCAAGTATTATTACAATGAGGCCGCCCCGGGCAATCACGGGATTTGCATGTGTCCGAGATTCTGTAACGGCCAGGGCGATGGGACGAAGGTGGGAGAGTGCAAGAAGATTACGATTGCCGCCTTCCAGACGGGGAGCATTATCATTACCGGTGCGAGGAATAAGCCACAACTTGATGAGGCATATAGCTTTATGAATGAGATTCTACAGAAACACAAGGATACGGTCACGAAGGCTCCCCAGGTCGCGGTCTAGGCTTCGGGTCGCGGTGTAGGCTAAGGCACACCGCTTCGCGTAAAATACTCTCTTCCTCTTTCCCAGAATACCTCAGAATTTAACATGTCCGCCCCCCCAACTGCAACTGTAGCGCAAACTCCGGCAGCCGCCCCCTCCGCCCAAGTCCTGGTCCACGCCGCCAAGCTGGCCATGGAGCAAGATAAGCCCATTCTGCTCGACTACTATCTCGACACTGCCACTGGCAAGGCCTTTTTGGGTGAGGATCAGGAGACCAAGGAGAAGATGCTGATCAAATCCAACGAGGAGTTCACCAGTCTCGTGCAGAAGGTCTACAAGGTGCAGGATGATTACATTATCATGACGGAAAACTCCATCTACCTTGCCAGCGGTAGCATTCAGAAGCGCCGCATTCAGGCCCCTGCCCTTCGCGGATTCTAAACAGGGACATTTAAACCACTGCAAACTCAATATTGTATACAATATGGAGTTTCCAGCACCTCAGTCCACCGGCTTCACTATCTACACGAAAACAGACTGCACCTATTGCGATAGGGTTAAGTTTTTCCTTGAAGAGTTTGATCACACCTTTACGGCCATAAACTGTGATGAGTATCTCACAGAGAAGGAGGCATTTTTGACCTTTATACAGGGCCTCGCGGGAAAGGAACACAAGACATTTCCGATTGTCTTCTGCGACGCCAAATACATCGGCGGATTTGATGATACCATGCGGTTTGTCAGGCGTAACGGTTCAAAATAGGCCACTTTCCTTTCTAAAGTTAAGGTAGAAATGGCAACTCGTAGAAAGGGTAGCATGCGTAAAATGTCTAGAAAGATGAAGCGTGGTCGCAAGGTTTCTAGACGCAGAATGTACGGTGGCGCCCAAGTTATTTCCCCCGCCAGCCTCGGCGATACCAGTATGAGCGCATCCAGTCGCATGAATCTGGGCCAGGGTAGCGACTACCTGAAGCTCCATCAGGGCCAGTACGGTGGCGCGGCGGTAAGCCTCGCCGCCGCCGCCCCCATGGGATACACCGGCATGCTGGATGATTCTCTCCGCGCAACCGCCCGTATTGGTCCTCTGGATCAGTCCATAGATGCTATCCAGGGCATGCAGGACGGCGGCGGGAAGAAGCGCATGAATCACAAGAAGATTATGGCCATGCTGAAGAAGCTCAATAAGAGGCTCGGCAAAACCAGGCGGCAGCGCGGCGGCATGCCTTATGCTCTCACTCAAGCCCAGGATTACTCCTCGCCCGGTATGCTTCTGAGCCCCTCCGCAGAGAAGGCCGCCCTGGGTCACATGAACCCCGAGTGGAAGCTGGCTGCCGATCCCGCCGCCTTTGCACCTAAGATGTAGTAAATCCCCGTAAAATTGATACATGTCATGCGTCAACGATAAAAGTATACAATGCCTGGGTCAGAGGGAGATTTCAAAAAGATTGAGATCAGTGGAAATACACTCATTATTACTTTAGATCAATACGGGGGCATTGTGCATATGATAAAAACGTCAGAGTTTTGTGGAATAGTTTATACTGGCGGTGGCGCCATTATACACTTTATCCACTATCCATCAATATATATGAAGGGTTTCTCCAGTTGGAAAGATGAGAAGACCATCAAGAAACTCTTTACTTTAGACGTCACAGGTGATTTGCTCTCTTTATAGTGTAAATACCTCAAGCAACTTCTCTCTCCCCCCCTTCAATGCACTCTTTTCAGCATCCGTGGCACGCACAGATACTAAAAGGCGAAGGTCCCCTCTCCCTCCATCCTTCCGCGGCATCCCCTCGCCTACAATCAAAAGCGCCTCACCATTCTGCACACCTATCGGTATCTCGGCGACAAACCCTTGAGGATGACCTGGATGGCCGGCCAAGCGCTCCGTACAACCCAGCAGAGAATCTCGCAGCCCAATCGTCGTGGCGACCTGCAGATCATCCGTGCCCTGGATACGCTTGAATCTGTTCTCCTCATCTGCCTCGTGTAGCACGATATGCACATCGCCGGCCTCTACATATTCATGTTGATCCGAGCACTCTTGCTCAAAGGCAATCACCTCCTTCGGCCGCATTCCCGCTCTAATGGCAACCTCCAACACCTTCTCCTGTGATAGGAACTTTTTCCCGTTACAGGCCTTGCATACCGCGGCCATACGCTTTCCCTCGCCGCGACACATGTCACACGGACCGTGCGTGATTGCCCGCATTGGCCCCATCATTATAACCTGCTGCTTCGTACCAGACCCCCCGCAACCGCTACATTTATCATATTTCTCTGCCCCCTCACCCTTACATGGCCCACAAAACTTCTGCCGCTCAAACTGTATTTTCACCTTCTTTCCGTGATAATAGTCCCATAGACTAATCGGCATTTCGTGCACCTTTGGAGGCCCCTTACCTCCGCGACGTTTAGGCCCTGGCTGGGGCATACCAGGCCCGAACATTCCAAACATGCTGCCGAGATCAAAGGGCACACCACCGCCGCCAAAGGGCATACCGCCAAAAGGCCCGCTGAAGGGCCCTCCAAAGGGAATCTCATTCGATACGTCATGCTCCGAGCCCGTCTGATCATACATGGCCCGCCGCTGATCATCACTCAGAATCTCATAGGCTTTTTGCACGAGCTTGAACTTTTCAGGATCGCCGCCCTTATCTGGATGATTAATGAGCGCCTGCTTCCTATATGCCTTCTTAATCTCATCGCCATCCGCGCCACGTGCCACCCCCAAAATATTGTATAGGGTGTCGGCCATCTCTAAATAACGGGTTCAGTATGTTTAGACCTCCAAAGCGCCTAAGAATCTCTTCTCTGTAAACAAACAGGATGCAAGTAGAAATACCTGGTGGCTTCACCAGCTGTCTTATAGGCCAAGAGGATAGTGTAAAACTTCTGGGATCTGTTCTGACCGATCCCCCCCATCTATTTCTTTCGGGCGGTTATGGCTGTGGCAAGACGACTCTCGTGAATGAGTTCCTCAAAGCCTATTATGCCCCCCACGGAATCTCCATCAAGGATACGGAATGGACCCTGTGGCTATCATCGGAGCAGGATCGCGGGATTCATTGCGTCCGCCAATCGGTGGCAGAGTTTGTCCGCCATTCATCGGCGCGTGAAGGAGTCTACAGGTTCATTGTAGTAGACGATGCTGATTCGCTCCCCATGATCTCCCAACAGGCTCTTCGCAGACCCATGGAGACCCATTTTCACACCACGCGGTTCATCTTCAGCAGCCGTCATTCCACCGATCTTATTCAGCCCCTCAAGTCCCGCTGTATGCATCTGGAGCTCGACATGATTTCTCCCAGTATTCTTGTGAACCATTTCTGCGCGGAGGCCGGCTATCCGCAGCTCACCATCTCCCCCGCCGCTATTGCCATCTTTATGAGTCTCGCACAAACTCCTACAGAGATTAAGAACATCTGCCAGATTCTGGGAAAGGTCTATGGAAAAGATTGCGAGGCGCCGATAAAATCAGAAGAGATTATCCGCCTTTTTGCATCACCGTCCTTTACGCTGTGCCTTGATCTTCTGCGGGCCTATGTCCGAAAAGACAGGGAAAAGATGATGACCGTATTCCTGGACATCTGGACGACGGGCATTTCCTATGAGGATTTTCTGCATGAGCTGACGTATTCTGTGGTGCAGCTGGGTATTCTTCCGCCGAGCATCAATCAGGATATTCATCAGCTGATTCTGAAGGGGTGGATATCGTTTGCCCAGGGCAAAACGCACTCTATGGATCTTATGCGCCTCTTCTTTTCGGAATAGGATGCAGGGGGCATGGCCAATAAAAAGCTATTTAGGAAAGAACCACCAAAGGAACTAGTTGACAGCATTCTCCGGGCCACAGGGCTAATCAATATGACGGATCTCCGCTGGTTCACCAAGGACGAGCTCTCTTTAGCGGCTCATGAAGACTGGCTGGAGCAACTCGAGCCCTATTATCTCCCCTGCAAGGCCACGCGATTCCTTCACGGTGCGATGGACTCTCTCCGCCTCATGACGATTTTCCGCCATATTCTGCGGCCTCACGGATATGATCTGTGTGCCCAGGAGCGACTCTATAAGGAGCACAAGCATACGCTGTATCAGATCCAGCCCGAGAATCCCTTTCGAGATCTCAGCGGGGCCTCGGCGACCGTGGAGTTTTTATAAAAATTGAGGGGGGGTGCGCCATCCCAGCTCGTATCCTGAAATGTCCTATGGTGTTTGTTGCATTGTAGGAGATTCCGAAGATGAGATTGCCGACTTTGTAGAGGCCGAGTGCTTACAGGCCGGTATTCCCTTTACTGTTCGCGCCTTTGACAGTTGGAACTATATAGAGGATCGTGATCATATCAGGTCACTGCCGGCATTTCACGTATATAAAGGCACATCCAAATATAAGATAACAATCAGTTCTGAGGAGAACATTATGGAAATAGTCAAGGACTATATTCATAAAAAAAAGGAGAAGGCTGAAAAGCGGCGCCAGAGATGGCGGGCTTTCTTAGGATTCTTTAGGAAACGTAAGGCTTTAACCTCGGCCTAAGGTAGAATGAACAAGAATCCCACGCGCAATATGGATGCCTCTTTTTTGACGCAGAATCTGCAGGCGCGGACACGCTTCGCCGATTTTCAGGCTCGGAAGACATTTGAGGCCACGACGGGAGTGCCCATGCGGGGTGCCAACGGCTTCAGTGCATCAGAAAACACTCAAGTCGTTGAGGGGAAGGTTGAGACGAGCACGACCACGCGGGATGCAGTTGTGGCTTCCACACAGGCGACTGCGACTCTGCGTTAAGGCCATCACGGCACTTTTATTAGCGCAAATGTCTTTTTTCCTGAAGAATCAAACTGACCTTCAAGTCCAACTGGGAGGTCATCTTCTAGAAGCCCTTCAAGAAGGCATGCCATCTTATCCGCCACAAACTGCCTATTAGCATTTCTTGTGCCACGTTTATCTGGAAAGAGCACGTGGAACGAGAACTTATTTTGATATCCTCCTGTGGGGTCAGGCACTTGAAACTTCCTGACTTCCGCTATTCTCTTTGAATAGCAGATACCGAAATCCAGTGAGTCTCCTATACTGCAACATAAGTCTATGAAGTCGCGTTCGGACATCTCTGAATCAACATGCCCCTCTAAGATCATGGTGAAGGGTTTAGTCATACAGCATCCGAATAACTCAATGATCTTACACATTTTACCTTTATATGTAAAATCATTAACCTTCAATTTTACTGCCGTTCAAGGCCACGCCGTTGCCGCATCACATAATGCTGACAGTGTTTCTGCCTGCGGCTCATTAACATCCCTGTTCAGTATCCATTCTGCAGAGATTTCATAAATATCTACAGGACCAAGCTCCTTTCTAAGAATATCAACTTTCTCTCTAGTTAATGCATGCTTATATGTAACTTCCCACACCTCATCTATACCCCCCTTATATGGAACTGCCACGTCAACAACAGCTAGGACACATAAACCAGCTTTTTTGCACGTAGCATACGTAGGAACCCAGTCATCATGAAGTTGTTCGGTTTTCGGTAAAGCACCCATTTTTTCCCCTATATGTACGTTTAACTCCTGAGACAGGTTGGCAAGTAACTCTTGAGCAGGGGTTTTTGCAGATGTTATATGAAGCGTTTTTTCAAACGGAAATGTTTTTAAGATCAAGTCTTCAAATAAGTAGTGGCATTCGTCTATTAAGCCTGCCCCAACCCCTTTTACAATCGGATATTCAACCCAAGCACCACTCCTATTTCCCATTCTAGCACGCTCAGAAAGCAGTTTAGCCAGCTGATACTTCGCCGTGTGATGCATCAATGATTCACGTCTAGTCTCTGACATTTGTATATGCGATGTATATCGCACCTATAAATGTAAATTTTGCGTAACTAGGGCCAAATGCGCACTGTAGCCCTGCACCAAGGACACGGCGCCTCATAATACGGATAGCCCTTCGGCAGCGGAATCACAACCTTATTGAGGCAACTGATGCACTTGCGTGTATAATAGATTGTGACCGGCTCTGGCATTCTACTTATGATGGGGTAAAACGTTTAAATCACAAGACGGCTCTAAAGAGATGACTGACCGCCAGATTAGAATCCATAATCTGGTCCTCGCTCATCCTCAAGAACCAACCGAACGCCCGCCGCTCCTTGAGCTCAGGCCAAGGAATGGGAACATAGACGGCATCGGACGTCAGCTCAAAAGGAATATCCGCTGCATCCCCCGAAGCGAGCAGATCCTCGCACTGGATACGGCGTCCTGCTGCACCCTTGCGTGATAACTCGGCCGTCGGGCGCATCTCAATCGGCTCCCCACGTGAAATAGCCAAGCGCTGAGCGTCGACTGCATCAGACATCTCGTCACGGCGGAACTCGGAACCCCCCGCACGCTTATCCAGCCTCGTGCGTGCTTTTTCGGCCCAAGCCACCCATACGGGATGCTCGGGCACCGGCGACCACGCGACACGGAGTGAGGGCGCACCAGTTCCTCCGGGACCCACGAAACTCACTTCATCGTCGGAACCGAAGAGGGTTACTGTCTTTTTGCAGAGCTTGCCCATTGGCTTCAGCCAAATGAGGGCGGGAGAGGCCCAGAGACCGCCGAACTTGGCCAGGACGGCTGCGCGAATCCAGTTGAGCTCGGGCTCATTGATAATCGCCTCGGGATTCTGTAGGCCCGTGGGCATGTGTTCCCAGCCGCCCAGGCGGAGAGCCAGATCTGCCAGACCACCAATGACCTCAATACGGTATTCCTCACCATTCGCCTTCACACAGCTCTCATAGCACAGATTGAGAAAGGGCAAGTTCATGGCACGGGAAGAACGGGCCTCGAAATCCTGCCAGCCGCGCGCATTCACCTCGCTATTGTTCACAAAGATCCAGAGAACAGGCTTCGTCATCCCACGCTTCATCATGTGACGATCCTGTATGGGGTCGTCGGACTGCTTTTGTCCTACGACATACCATCCACCTATTACTGCCGTAGCCAGAACAAGGCATACGACCACGAGTTGTATTGTCTCTGGTTTGGCCATCCTGTTTTGACCCACTATTTGTAATAAGCCGGGCAGGCTGTCTTATTAGCGCCCTCCCACGCCTAGGACGTGTGAGGGCTGTTAGTTATAACGAGCCGCTTCATCCGCTCGAAATACTGCGATCCTAGAGAATCCTCCTGGGCGGCTCGGAGACGTCGTTGTTCCTCACGCGCCGCCGCCGCTGCCTCTGCCGCCTGCACACCCGCGAGCTCCTGATTGCTCAAAGGCGCCGGCGCCTGTTTTCTGCTTGCAGAGAACTGATCGAAGCTCCTTGTCTCCACGCGCACATCTGCCACCTGGTTCGTGATCATATTGTCGCTAGTATAGGCATTCCGAAGATCGGTGAACTTTAGATTCGCATTTGCCGCCGCCGTGAAGCCGCCACCGCCTGTGCGACCCAACTCAACACCAGCATTGGGCGCGAGAGTCAGGGCCTCTGGCTGTCGGTGAGCCAGTTCCTGCCCGCCACGAGCACGGGATCGGGCCTCCTCTTCAAATGCCTGATTGAACACATCGCGATTGAACTTCCCCCCGAACTTGGGACCAGCGGTCGCCGCTTCGGATCCCTTGAGCCAATCGCCATATCCGTCCTCTTCGGGATCGGGAATACGGGTCTGTTCAAACATCTGATTGAAGGCATTCATGTCCAGCTTTTTCGGATTTAACCGGACAGGTTGCACCATCTCCCATTCCTTAGACACCCCCTCACGCGTATCCTTTAGAGCTTCTGGGGCATCGACCTTTCCTTCCTTCGTTCTGCCGCCTTTGATACGGAGAAGGATCTCGCCGAGATATGCATGCGCACGAGTGACGGCCTCAAAATCCCTCTCGGATCCGCCCTTGTCAGGGTGTGCCTTGAGGGCGGCGACCTTATATGCCTTTTTGAGAGTGATCTCAGTGAGGGCGACTTCCTCCTCGAGCCCGAGGACCTGCAGACAACTCTGAAAATAGTTGAGGGCCTTCTCGTTGCGTTTGCCTTTCATCACGGCACTGGAGGGGGGGAGTTGGGTCTGGGTGAAGTTAGTGATCTGCGTGGGCTGATTCTCATGCCTTGTAGGGGCAACGGCTGATATCTCCCCCGGTAAAGCCGATGGCCTCTCACCGGCCTGCACACGGGCTATATAGGCCAGCATATGTGCGTAAATCCCAGCGGCCCGGGCGGATGCCACGTATTCCGGAGCGACTATGAGAGTGCGGATCATTTCGGCACGTGTCTGTGGATTCTGAATCCGGAGCAGATCCCGATAAATCCGGACGTGCGAAGGATTGTGCGATTGGGCGTTTCCCATTAGCTCTTGGGCTGAAAATCTGTTGGATGGCTGGGCCGCGAAAATAGTCTGTAAGAGTAGATATATATGGACTGGCTTAAATCGATTACGAAGAAGGCATCATCGATGAGATCAGCTGATGTAACGATGAGATCAGCTGATGTACCGAAGAGATCAGCTGATGTAACGATGAGATCAGCTGATGTACCGAAGAGATCAGCTGATGTAACGAAGGAAGAAGCAGCAGCGAAGCAAGCAGCAGGAGCAGCGAAGGCAGCTAGGGCAGAGGGAAAGCGGCAGGGTTTCGCCGACTACAGCGGAGAGCCAGGATGGATGCAGCGTATTTCCAACTCCACCATCTGCAACTGGTTCTACACATTCTTCTTGGCAAACCTGATTGTCTTCTTTCTCGTAATAGGCGCGGGTGCCTATATCTTCTTCCGCAATAAGCGCCATATTACCCCTCCTCACCTCTTCTTTGCCCTCCTCCAACTCATTGTAGCCGGCACGAATATGCTCTTTTTCTATCTGATCTGCGACAGGAGCCTCAAGCCCTCCCTGTAACTTTTCTCCCTATAAAGTATAATGGCTCTTGCATACGAAGGTGATAACGCTCGTAGCAAGCGCTCCTACATTGCCACAACCGCCTTCAACGGCAGCATCTTTCAGTATACTACTCAGCTGAATACGAATCCCGTGAAGAGCGAGGGGAAGCTTACGGCAATCACTCTGACTCCCGCCGGCGCCGCCATTACTTCTACCAACTGCCCCGCCGGCCGTATTCTCCGCGAGGTCGGCGCGAAGCTCTATCCGGGCGTCCACCCTGGCCTCGCCGTGGGTGACACGTATAGCGGGGCAGTAGTCGGCACAACGGCGACAAATCATTACTGGGTAAAGGTCTTTGATGCCGTTACGGGTGTGCGCGGATATATTGATCCCAACAACTCCATTTTCAGCTTGTATAACTCCGACAAGTCTATTGAGCTGATTGATTCCGCAGAGCAGGCTGGGGGCGCGGCGACGCGTCTGGGGCAGCCCGTCTATACGGCGGGCAATATCATAACCACCGGCGGCGTGATTATTCAACAGAGGCCCGTTACCGCTCTTGGTACGGGTGCATCAGCAGTAACCGCTGCACAGATGGTTGGCGGAGTAGCAACTCAAGCCGCCGCTGGCACACAGGCGCTCACCCTTCCTGCCACAACTGATATAATCACCGCAATGGGGTCATATATCGGCACGACGAGTGAGTTCGTGTATATTAACACTGCCGCACAGGCAGTCACGGTTACTGCCGGCGATGTCAGCACCACTATTGTAGGCTCGGCAGCAGTAAATGCCACATCGGCGCGTTTCATTATCAGGATTGCTAGCGCAACAACAGTTGTGTTGTATCGCGCCTAAACGAGCTGCCGCAGCCTGGTCGCCGTCAGAATCGGCAGTTCTGCCTCGCACTCCCACAGCCATCGTCGCCCTACAGAGAAGAATCCGAACCGCGCAGGCCAATATGCAGGCAGCTTAGACGGCACTGCCCTCAGCGCCGGATCGCGCACTAACCACCAAGAATCCATCGGTAATACCATCGCCAGCTGCTCCTGTGGAGCCACCGGCGGTGTGACAGGCGCGTCCAGCACGGTCGGCCCCTTGCGCAGTTCAGCCTCCAGATCCCCCCAAAGAGGTGGAACATTCCACGGGAAATACCACGAATAACTGATCGGTTTCCCCAGATAATAGTCGACGATCCACTGGAGGCCGGTCATGTATTGCCCAACTGTCTGCGCCGGCGCAGCCCCGTGCATCCATTTGCGTCTATACTCCTCCCGCCACTCGGGTAACATCTTTCCGTTCCAAATCGCCGCCTCCTCACGCCACTCCAAAGGCAGCCGCTCATAAGGGATCATCATGCGCTCCCTGTCATTCCTCGGGGCCATTGGCCTCGTCTTGTATTTATGATCAAAGTTCTCCGCGATCCACTCCTCTTCATAGGCTGCCCAGCGCCGAACAAGGTCGAGGGCCACGCTCGGCCTCACTTCCTCATCCGGACCTACAAGGCGCCCACCCTCCGAATGAATCTGGGTCAAGGTTCTACATAAGAGATCGTGTCCTCCCTCCCGCATCTTTACAGACAGAGAATGAGGTAGAAAATCATTGCCGAGGAAGCTCATCCCGCAGGCGTATTCCAAAATGTATTCGGCCGGTGTGAATGCAGGGGGGACGAGAATCCCCAGAAGTTCCCGAATATTCAGAGTTCCAAAGGCTCCGCCATCCGCCCGCCCCCCCTCAAACTCTGCAAGTTCGCGCAACAGACTCCATCCCGCCACGTCCGGAACATCCCGTGCCACTGCCAAGAGCGACAGAACAATCAAGTCGGCATCCAGCCCGTAGACGACAACGGACTTCTTGGCAAGTGACTTGTTTTGGCGCCGCACCCAGGCCATTACCTTTTGCTCGCCCTCTCCGGCCTCTGCAGCACAACTCACGAGCCATCCCCGCGCAGCCGCCAAGCTCCGTAGCCCGACCCCCAGCTTCTCCATGAACTCCGTTCCTGGTGTAATCGCATTCGTATCCCAGACCTCCTCCCCCGCTTTGCGGATACCCGCCTCCCGCTCAATCCCCGCCATCCATCGCGATTTGAAGCGCCTCAGGCGCTGTTGGCGAATCTTGGCCATCGGCACAACGCCATCTACGGCAATGAGAACCTGGGGCGGCTTCCCCGCAACCTGCCAGACATTCACCGTGTATTTCTTCACGGCCTCAATCAATGCCCGCTCCCATTCATCACGTCCCTCACTCGTATACTTGGGCAACGTATCACTCCGAACACACTGGTAAATCAGACAGTTGAAGTCCATCAACAGAACATCCGATTTCATCTGCCGAATGCCCTTCTGCACGAGCTTGGGGAACCGATCAACGAGTCTTTTATAATACGATGGAATCCCCATTATGCCCTAGTTTATCTTCGTTACTTTTCTTAAAGCAGGTCAGGATGTCCACAAGAACAGACGTGATTGAAGGACTGCATGCCGCCATCTTTGATAAGACGATAATACCGGTAGTGATGGAAATGCTGCGGATTTTCCCTGACAGTATCGTCATTGCATCGGGCTTCTATGCTCTTCTTACTCTCTCATATCCCTATGGAGTGTTTTTCGGGTCAATGTTGGAGGCCACGCTCCTGTTTCGCGGGATTAACTGGTTCTCCAAGTACACTGGGGCGGTAGGGACGAATCTGACCAACTCGGACATGTATTCGGACAAGTGCCGCACGGGATTCTCAAATCCAGGCTCCTCCGTCTCAGGACTCAGTATGTTTCAAGACAGTTCAGTCTTCTATCCATTTCCTTCAGCGCCGATTTATATGCTGACTACGGCGGCAGCATACGTCTTTACTACACTCAACTATCAGTCCAAGGAGCTCGAGGCGCTTGGCCCGGCATATGCATCACGCTATTATGTCAGCGCCAGCTTACTTATCATTCTTATCGGGATTTTCATGAGTTTCCGGTATTTATTCGGCTGCGACCCGTTCGGTATAATGTTGCTGACAATCCCTATTGGGCTTTTCGTAGGGTTTCTGCTCGTCAGGCAAAATATCAGCCTTCTGGGGCCGACGAGCATTAATCTCCTCGGTATTCCTCTTCTTCGTAACCGCACCGCCGATGGAAAGAAGCTCTACGTATGCCCAAAATAATCAAAGGTATCAGTAATGGAAACCGGTATCCTATATTCGGTAAGAAATACAATAATACAGGCATTTATGGCATTTCCCTATATTATGATATGGTTCATAGGCTTTTTGGCAATGGGTCTCGGCAACTTGGGGCTATTTATACTCTTTGTAGGGCATACGATCATTCTTCCGCCGATAGTGATCCTTATTCATGCTCTAGTTGCCTGGAAAATGCCCCCTGTAGATGATACAACGCCATTCTTCATTCACGGGCAGTTTGAGGGGAAGTCCAAGGCATACGTCGTGCCATCACATATTTCATCAGATCGCTTCATCAATGTCAGTCCGAGTTATTGGATGGTGCATACGCTGTTTCTGTTCGGATATATTTTGGGCAATGCGATCGCCATTCTTCGTATGCCCAGCGATCCCAAAATAGATCGCATTCTCATTTCTAATAGGAAATCCAGGGCAACAACTGTTCTCACGGTTACTTTGTTTTTTGTGGCATTGATGACTTTTTTACGCTATCAGACACATGCGGAAAAGCCGTATGGCATTGCCATTGCTTTTCTGATAGGTGGTCTTGGTGGATTCCTGTGGTATAAGTTCGCAGAAACATGCGGCATCCGCTCGGCAGATGTCTTTGGCATTGCTCAGCAGGTGGTGATTCCCTCTCAGGCAAAGGATGAGAAGCCGATGACGTGTGTGTATACCGCAAAGCCATAAGCCGATAGGGCGATTACCGTTATTTCTTTTATTAGGTGCCGATTTGAAATGCCGGCCGGTCTTAAAACCCCAACAGCCTCCTCAGATTCACCAACTTTCCTCGCCATTCACGCGTATATATTCCGTCAATAAGTCTCTGCAACTTCGCCTCCGCCAAGACATTCAACAGCCTATCTAAAGCCTGTTGCATATCTGCCGATGTTTTCGAGGCATAGAGTGTCTTGGCATCTTCTGCCGTCATTTCGCTCAGACCCCTATCACGGTTTATAGAGTTATGGAGCCGCCATAGCCATTCCTGGGCCGCCTCTGCAAAGGCGGCGGGGCTCCGTATAGTAAGAAATGCGGCAGTCGGGTTCGCCTTTAGCCACGCCCGATAATGATTCTGGCACAGCGGGCAGGGAAGAATGGCCTCTGTGATCTTGAGAAGAGCAATCCAAGCTCTGATTTCATCCATATGAAGCATCGGCAAGGCCTGTCTACCACATCGTTCTGCAGATATATGTAAGATCATCCAGAGATGTGGCCCCCATTCTGAGTTATGCATCCTACTGTTTCGTGAAAAATTGTAGGCTGGGCGCTCACCGCAGCCAACACCATGAATACAAAAGTCGGGAGCCCCGTTCCCTCGATTATTTGGGACGCCTTTGCGGATGTTATGGAGGCAAACACACTCCGTCTAGCAAAAGAAATCAGCCAGGCACTCGGCGTCAGTCATCTCCCCCTCATGAATGCAATAAAGGCCCATAAATCTCAGCCATACATCGTAGAGTTCGCCGACGATGAGCGCGATATTGATATGCGCTGCGACTATGTGTGTAAGAATGGCAGATTGATCGAAGTCTGCGCACAACCAGTCCTATGGAGGCCGGCAGAAGTATGCAAACGCTGCCCCCAACATCTCTATAGTAAGCCACTGCCATACAAACCACTTGCTGCTGTGGAAAAACTGGTGGACTCGCCTCTTTATATTTCAGAAGATGGCACGATATACGATTCCGAGTTTGAGCCGAGAGGTCATCGTCATTCTTCTCTTGAAAAGACACTCATGTTTGAGGTCGAATAAAATTGATGCCAACCCTTGCCGGATTTTTTTGCAAGGAACTAACATGGCAAGCAACACCTTTAATCTGGGTATGAGAGGGCATCATACGGCTCCAAAGGAGAAAAAGTGCGCGAAAAGGCACTACCAAGATATTAACGGGCTAACACCTACGGGGTGGATTCTTAAGAAGAATCTGGGGCTCTGTGAAACCATCATGTTGAATAATAAGAAGACTATTACAACTGTTATGCAGCATTTAAACCAGGCGAAAAACGATATGAATAGTCTCAGCCCTATTAACTTATTCTGCCCGACACCTGTGATCAAGCAGGACATGCTCAATCGGTGTATTAAGATGGCCACGGAGAATCAGCGTCTGCGCGTAGTATTCGGCAGCTTCGTCCGCAAGTGGCTTTTGAATCGTATGAAGTCGGCGAATGAGGAGGATTTGAATACAGGAGAAGTCCCCAAGAAACTCGTTACGCTGTATGACTGGAATAAGCGATACGTCTACAAGTTTGAAGCCATGACCATTCTGCGTGACATGACCTCGCGCCTAATGAATCATAGTTATCTGTTTCCCAAGTTCCTAGTGCCGCGCAACCCCTATACTAATATTCCGCTGTCTACCATGCAGTTCTCCGCCGTGATGAAGCAGCTGCGGGCCTACGGCCTGACAAACTGGAAGTTGGAGGCTCTTCTTGACTGCCAGTATTGCATATCGGAGTTCAAAGAAAAGTTCGGCGAGCCGATTAAGCGCGAGATTATTGAGAAGCAGTTTGACAACCTCAAATCCGAGGAGACGCTCGATATCCTAATAGAGTTCATTGAAGATCAGCATGAGCTTCATGGGTGCGCGTTTAACCGCGAGGTTTACCAGTGGACATTTGATAATACGAACTGCTCATCTGAGCGCATCCAGTTCTGGGTAAACATCTGCAAAAAGTATAGCATGGTAAATGCCACAGTTAGCGACGAGCAACAGCTCATTAAGGAGATAACTAAGATTGAACTTATGACAAAGAGATTCTGCGGACCACCTATTGAGCTTATCCGAAAGAGGGAGGCCCATTTCAAACGTTACTTGTTGCAGAAGGCGAGGCAGGGGCTTCCTACATATGAGCCTGATACTGAGCATGAAGTGAGCATAGTGGTAAGTCCTGAAGAGGAGCTGGAAGGACTCATTCATAGTATCTCACGTGTCTACATTAGTAACCTCACGTGAGACTACCGGTGTAAGATTCCAGCCACTAATATCTACCGGCGTCCAGTCATTTTTTACTGGTGGTAGTCGCCCCCAAATCACTGCTGATCCTAGACGTCCGAGAAGCCGTTCCATGGCGATCTCCAGCGTCGCAACGGCTCCGCGCTGTAGAGGTCCGCCCCCGTGCGATTTGGCCCTGTCCGCCTTCGACCATTCATCTGGCCGATCGTCGGGAAAGTATTCGTCATAGAAGGCCTCGCGGACAGCGTCATCTGTCTTGACGGCCTGCCAGTCTGCAATAGAATCCCAGAATACGGAGCCCCAGAGCCCTCCTGTTTTTTCCAGCCGACCCATGATCTCTTTTTCCGTGGAATCGTAGACACTCACCGTCCGACCACGCTCTGTAAAGTAATAGAGGCATTCGGGGGGAACGGGATATATACGTCTCCCCCTGCGACCCAGAAGCGGGCCCCATTCCTTTAGACCTGCTGTGACTTCTCGGAGGAGGGGTTGGGGTTCTGCAGCCCACGAGCTGAGAAACTCTTCGCGACTGAGACAGAGGGCGGCACACGCGATGGCCCTGGTCTCCCATACTCCGAAGGGCTCTGCCATAATCGCCTTGAGCGCCTTTGCACCGGCCACGCCATGCTTGGACATTGCCAGGCGTTTCAGAAGTTGTTCAGGATAGTCCAGGGATTGCAGACCCCCCCAGGCCGTCGTTGTTCGCCGCTGGGCGACGGCCAGACGGATAAACTGTTCTAAGCTGGAACCAGTCGCAGGACCGGCATTTACGCGATCCGGCTGTCTGGACAGATCCGTGGCCAGCAGGGTCATGGCACTCCGATCCTTCTTCGCCCTACAGAGTTGCTGCACAAGTTCTAGAAGCCGCTCGGCCTCAATAGTCTCTCCTAATGCCTGAAAGGCCCGGAGCCAGCCGAGACTTTGAATACCGACTCCATAGAACCAGGCACGACGCAGAGCTCCGAACAGTTCGTCAATCATCTGAGAGTCTAGCAGCTCGGAACACCAGAAGGCAGCCTCTACATGCCGCCCCCTAAGAATACATACGACGAGTGCAGCGACGACTTCATCTTCTCTGTATAGATGTCGCGTGAGGGGCATGGGGGCTATCCGGGCCAAACGTGTGTTCAAATTTAAGCCCCTACAAAAGCACGCTAAAGAAGAATGGACGCCCAGGACATGTATAAACGGTCAAAGCCGGCAGATGAGATTCTTCCCGGCCTCTGGCTCGGAAATCGCCATGCAGCCGCTGATCCAAAGTTCGCCGCCGATAAGAATATTCGCGCCGTCTTTAACTGCTCAAAGGATCTCCCTTTTCAGGATGGTATTCCGCGTCAATACCGCGTGCCTGTCGACGATAGCCGACAGGAACCTGACATTGGTAATCTGGAAAAATGGTCGTATGAACTAGTCTATAAGATTTCGACCGAGCTGCGTAGGGCTAATGCAGAAGGATCTGGAGTTCTTGTGCACTGTGCGGCGGGGATGCAGCGTTCAGCGGCCTCCGTGGCCATGTATTTGATTGCGAGACAGGGCATCACCGCGGATCAGGCCATGGCCTTCATCAGGTCCAAGCGCGAGATTGCCTTTTTTCCGGAGGCGAACTTTGAAAAATCCATTCGGGGATTTGAGGACACCTTTAATCGCGAGATTCGCCCGAAACTGAAAGCTGTGCAATGATCTTCTCATTATCTTGGGCCCAAAGTTCATGTTGTCTTTTTTGAAGTCTAATCGTAACAATCTTATCATAAAGTTCTTCGATCTCTCTTTCCATGAATTTAATATTATTTAAATGGTTGTCCCTCATGCGAATAGCATCAGAAAGTCTTTTTTCGCTAGTTATATCCATTCCGCTTTATTCTTTTTAACGAGAAAACATTGCCGGATCTAACCGAACCACTGCGTCGGGCCGAAAATCCAGATTCTGCCCAGGAGCTCCCTTGGGATTTGTTGCGATAAGAACAGATCCCTTGGCCCCCGTAGCATCACTCCATTCTTTTGAGAACTGCACCGATTGATGAACATGTCCGCAGAGCCACGCCACCACCGGCGTTTTCAGAATAGCCTCCATTTCTGGAAAGACTACACTTCGGTCCGGATCCCCTATAAAGCTTTCCTCCTGGAGCCATGTGGTGGGGCCAAAGTGCGAAAGAATCACTATGGGCTCATTCTGGGCGCGGCATTTGGATCGGATCCAGGCCAGATCCTTATTGTACAGTGAACGCATGATCTCGGGATCCATTGGACTCGGTTCGGCCTCTACATAGCGGTAAAACTTGGGATGCCAGACGTGTCCCTCGTCGCGCGGAAACTTCCAGAAGGGGAGACCGAAGATATAGATTCCATCCTCGCTCACCATCCCTTCATGGTCCAGGACGGTTATATTCCAGAAGGGCTCCACGAGGGTGCGCATTTTCGCCACGGATTCTTCTAGGCCGAAGCCGGATCCGAGCAGTTCCAGTTTCCCCGGAATCCAGATCACGGTATCCCAGTTCTCGGAACACCACTCCATGAAGGCGCGGAGATTCGGATCACCAAGAGGCGCAATGTCGCCGAGAAGCGCCAGGGCCGGTGCCATACGCGGCTCTAGAATCTCCTTGAATGTCATTTTTGGCCGAAGTTCCAAATGCAGGTCACTGGCGATCTGGAGGCGCATCTAATAGGCCTCACCAATAACACCCACCCTCCACGGACGCTGCACCCCCAGGAATCTCATCGGCGGTAGGGGGGACCCAGGCGTCATTCCAGAACCCGGAAATCACGTCGTGTGTGGCCCAGCGCCGACCCTTGATACCAAAGAGAACCTGGACGGCGCCGCCCATGACAATGGACGAGATTCCCCGCTGCCGTAAGCGCCCTGCAATCACCATACCGAGCCCCCCGCATCCTATTAGGGCCACATTTGCTCCGGTAAACTCCACCTCTCTTACAACATGGCTCACCGCCTCCTCCCAAGACTCACAGCCTGGAGGCCATCCCGCTCGACCCTGTGCAACCGAAGGTGCATAGCCCGTGCGGACAAAGCTCCACTTGGGTCCATCCAGAAGACTGGCCTTATCGCCAGTCCAAATGGGCTTCCCGAGCTGCTTCTCCATCGTCTCGGCAAAACTGCTCACCACGCATACTCTGCCTCGGAGTTGCTCCGTCCATCGCAGCCCCGTAGGGACATAATAGGGTTCCAGACTTCTCAGCGGAACTCTGGCACATGTGAGAGGTGCATACGCGTCAAGGAGCGCCTTTTCCAGTTTGACTGTGGGCGCATACCATCCGGCCGCGCAGCAGTTGAGATAACCGAGTGCCTCCGCGTAGGCCTGACACCAGCGATCAATGCTTTCATCCGTTGCAGGAAACACTCCCGCATTGTTCTCTAGATATTTCCGCTGTCCTGCGGGATATGGCCTCTTCTCAGACCCATTACGATTCACGAGCCAAAAATATGCCACTTCGGTCTCAATCGTCCCATTTCTTCCGATCAAAAAAGGTGCATCCGTGGCAAGAGTTTCACATATTTTTTTCGCTCCTTCTTCAACCATCCTACTCCTTTTTTAGCTCGGAATCCTTAGACCACGGCCCATGCTTCCACGGATTCCATCGGGTTCCGTCGGGCATTGTGCGCTCTTCTCCCCCGAGGCGAACTCCTAGCTTTGTTTCTGTTTCCAGGAATGGATCTTCAGGAATCGGTGTATCCGGTCTAGGCTCGGGCGCGATTGCATCCAGAGCCTCTTCAAACTCCATCACCACTTCATCGCCCTCGGCCAGCACAAGATTCGCCGGCTCAGTAGTGACAACGTCAAACACAATATCAAAGCCTCCGAGACACTCGAGTTGCAGAACAAGTGTATCGCCCTTGCGGAGAACTCCCAGACGTGTCAGACAGCGCTCCAGCTCCTCCTTGGCATCCCCGTGATAGAAGGCTGAATCGTGTGGGCGCAGAACGATGCGCGTGGCCTCGGGGAAGGCATCCTGGGACAACCATTCCACGTTGATACGCTCGCCCTCCCCAGGAGCCCCTAGATTGTCGAGCATCCATGATGGCAGATAGAGTTTCTCCGAGGTCCCTTCTGTATCCTGATTCGGTCCACCCAGAGCCGCATAGATCTCCTTATTCGTATATTTGATGCGACCAAATAGCCTTGCCCCCGGATTTTCCTCAGTAATACGGCGCCATGCAATCAGAGGAACTGTGCAGGTGGCGCAGTCAGCCGCGTATGGATCGGGCAGAAAGACATTAGACCACAGTTCCATGAGTACTTGTCGCTGATTTTTCCTTGCACCTTCAATTTTAGTTGGGGATGGGCTCGCACGATTTTTCACAAGCTCTGGCGAATGTCACTCTGAACCCGCTACAGGAAAGTGTTATTATGCAACGGTATGTTCCACTTCTTAATCACATTCGCTATCGCACAACGCGAGTATCCTGCATGTTTCACTGTTCTCGGATTATTATTACAGTGGGATCATTGATTGTGCCGGCTCTTCTGTCAATACAGGGTGCGACTATTCTGAATGTACAGATCTACTGGTCAACCTGGGTGATTTCGCTCATGGTCACCATCTGCAATGCGCTGATGGCCCTTTTCAAGTTTGACAAGCGATACTATTATCTACATACGGTGCTGGAGAAACTCACCTCCGAGGGGTGGCAGTATATTGAACTAACGGGGAAATACAGCGGATATCATACTCCTGGCATACCCCCCACACACGACAATCAGTTCATTTACTTCTGCCATGCTATTGAGAAAACCCGGATGAAACAGGTCGAGGAGGAATATTATAAACTGAGTGAGACGCCGAGTCAGACTCCCCAGACGGCCCTACAGGATGCCAAGAACTCGCTCATTCCGCCGACACCTCAACAGGGGGATCTTGATCAGATCTCAAAGGAGTTACAGGAGGAAGTGAAGGAGGAAGTGGCAAAGGGAGTTTCTCCAACAATAGTAGGGAATGCAGGGGGGCAGAAAAAGGACACGAAAGATACACCGAACGGGAAGGCTTCGTCAGTGCCAGTGTATTTCGACGTGTAATGCAAAGTCGCTCCCTGGTGAGGCGTTTTGTGCCGAGCATATGAAGTCCTGCCCGCGTAAATCTCCAATGAGTGGGTGTGAGCCGGCGTATGAACCCGAGAAATGGAATAAGGCTATAGAGGTTCGCGAGACACACAACTGTTTCTCCTATGCCATGAACGTGAATGATCCGAAACAGTTGGCGAAATGCAGGGGGTTGAAAGAGTGTGATGCGCCGTTTCATCAGCCAGGGGCGGCGGCGAAATATCCCGCCTTTACCTCCGATAAACCCAAGACGTGTCCAAATATGTTTGCACGCATAAAGGGTGATAATGCCAATATTATGATTGGGCAGTTCAAGAAAAAGTGTCCGAAGGGATTCTCCAAGATTGCTCTCGTGATTGACCAGTCGGATGATTACCATTTTTTGCGCCAGGATAAGGGCGGGTTTTGGTCGCAGAAATCCGGGGCGCGGCCAGTGACAAATCTGGATGCAAGTGAACACAAGATCTGGGATCCACAGCTGTGTGATCTGAACTTTAGCAGGAAGGAGGGAGTGCTCGACTATGATGTCTTCTGTGGCTACATGTGTGTCCCGAGAGAGAAGCCGCTGTTCATGCGGATTTCGGGGGGAGGCGCATCTTCTCGCGCTGGGCCTGCTTCTTCTCTAACCAGGCCTTTCCAGACGCGGACGACAAGACGGCATTCTTAGGATCATAGAGAGCAAGAGCCTCTATACAATCCAGGCGCTGGCGGGGAGAGGCCTTCAGAAGCCCCGTAATAACCGCTTTTATAAGAGTAAACTTCTGCTTCAGCTGCCTACTCTTCATAAAGGTAGTTGACCGGCCAAGTTTAGTAAGAACACTTGCTAAAACATGTCCGATACTCCAGGCATCTACTACAGGCCAATAGAGCTTCCAGAAGGTGAGATAGTCCTTCTGCTGAATCGCCTTGGACGTGGCCCAGAACTTCTTAAACTCGGCCATTTGTTCCTCACGACCCTGCCCAAACAGGCGCTCGGCATATAAAAGTCCGGGTTTTACCCTGATCAGATCTTGGATCATTGTCGCAAAGTCGCGTCCTTCAGCCAATCCATCATGAATAGAACATTCGGGTGTTATTTGACCAAGATACGGTCCTTCATTAAGCTTATTTTCATAATCAGCTGCCAAATTTTTTAGAGTCTCCTCTGTAATGGCATTCGCAGCATACGAGCGCCCAAAGTCAATCAGACGCGGATGGTAGTCCTTATTCATCATGATGTTCGAACTATGAAGATCATTGTGAATAATACCATTGAGGAGCAGATATGCGCCTATTTCGAGCATATCACGCATAAACCGAAAATAGGAGAACTCCTTCATCACAACCTCACTATCCATCAACTTTTCATGTAGAGTTTTGCCTCCATAATCCATTTGATAGTGAAGTAGTTCAGATACATCCGTCTCAGTAATAAAGCCGCATTTATCTATATCCCGCTCATGTTGCGCACTGATATTAATAGAGGGTTCACCACGCGGCCCCTCATCGCAGAGAGTATCTATTTCTGGAAGAATAAAGTATTTTTTAGATGCAGGCTTATCTTTGAATGTTTCCGCGGCTAATAACTCGCTTGCAATATCTTCTGGGGCGGTAAGTTTTCCCAGCTTCCCCTTTCTGTATCCCTTTTTGGGGGCCTTGTCGCCGCGGCACACTAGGGGCGGATCAAATACACATCCGTATGCGCCCTGTCCTATCAGTTTTCCTCCTTTCATAGATTTCTCCATTCGCTATTTATGGTAAATAAAACTAAAGAGGTGTGCGCATCTTCTCGCGCTGGGCCTGCTTCTTCTCCAACCAGGCCTTTCCAGACGCGGACGACACGAGGACGTTCATAGGATCATAAAGTGCAAGAGCCTCCATAGAGTCCAGACGCTGGCGGGGAGAGGCCTTCAGAAGCCCCGTAATCACCGCCTTTACGGTCCCGTGCTTCTCCTTCCATCCCTTACTCTGCATAAAATCATTGGACTGACTGAGCTTATAGAGACAGCTGGCCAAGGCCTGACCAATACTCCACGCATCCACTGCCGGCCAATACAGCCGCCAGAAACTGAGATAGTCCTTGGACTGAATAGCCTTGGACGTGGACCAAAAGTTCTGGAACTCGACCATCTGTTTCTGGCGACTTTGGCCAAAGAGGCGCTCGGCATATAGAAGCCCTGGTTTCTGCGAAATGAGGTCCTGGATAATAGTGGTAAACGGCACACCAGATTCAAGTCCGTCCTGCGTCGTGCATTCGGGTGTAATCTGACCGAGATTTGGCGCGTATTCGGCTGCTAAGAGATTCAATGTTTCGTGCGTAATGTCGCGCGAATAATAGGCACGGCCAAAATCAATAAGGCGCGGACGATAATCCTTATTCATCATGATATTTGCACTGTGCAGATCATTATGTATAAGACCATTAATCAAAAGATACCCCCCAACTTCTAAGAGTTCTCCCATGAATTTGAAATAGGGAAACTCCTTCACGGCAACCTGGATATTCTCCAACTTGTCCTGTAGAGTCTTTCCGCCATATTCCATTTGGTAGTGCAACATTTCACCCATTCCGTCCCGCTGGAGCGCATCGCAGTTGCCAAAGTTCCTCTCCTTCTGCTCCGAAATCACAACAGCCGTCTGCCCCTCTGTTCCTTGACTACAGAGTGTATCAAGCTCGGGGAGAATGAAATACTTTCTGGCCTCGGGCTTCCCTTTAAAGAGTTCGGCGGCCATGATTTCATTTTTGATATCGCTGATTTCGGTTAGCTTTCCGAGTTTACCTTTCCTGTAGCCGCCACGGGGCTTTTTCTCACCACGGCAAATGAGGGGGGGGTCGAAAATACAGCCATAATGACCCTGTGCCAGCATTTTACCACCCCGCTGCTTCGGTATTAAGATCTTCGGGTCCATCGCTATTTTATCTCATATTTTTTGCTCCGATGTAAAGATGGTGTTCTTAAATTGGTAGTTCACGGTAGATGTCCGGAACAGTCTGGATCGGCCTATGTATACTGCTTGGGGCCCTCATCCTCGAGCTTTATGCCCCTAAAAAACTGGCGGAGGGATTCCAGCTGATGGTTCCCCAGACCAACTCGGAGAAGCAGAATATGATCACGAATCTCATTATTCGGCGATCGGATGTGGGAATCGGCAGAGAGCAGGGGGGCTTCACTCAGGATCGCCGGTATTTTAATGGGTATACAGATGTGCAGCGCTACGGCATAGAGAATGATTTCTGCCGAATGGTGACTCTGAGCGGCGAGGACGGAACCATGTTCGCCTGTGCACTTGCGAGCACGAAAGGCAGCCCCCACGCCTACCGGACAAATACGGTGAAAGACGGATTCCGGATCAGTCGCGATGACTATATGCGCGATATTCTCAAGGATGGTCGCCAAGCCTATTGCCGTATTCTGAAGCAGCGGGATCAGACATACCAGCCAATGTGTGTGCGCGCCCTAGATCTGCGCTTCAACGACAAGGACGAAATGGACTCGGACCCTCCCGAAGAGATTCTCACTCTCATGGATTTCTATGCTGGCTGCGAGATCTGGCTGCGCTTCTATGACGATATGAAGGACTATATGGACAAGGCGATTGTCCAATATGCAGGGGGTCTAAAGATAGATCAGACACCGAGGCCGACCGTGACGCAGGCGCTGTATTTCAATGGCCAGGACCAGTTTGTGCGGCTGGGCGATACTTCCGAACTCTCATTCGGTAATCTGGTGAAAATGCGTTCGCTGCGTGCGTGGTCCGTTTGGGTCAAGTTTGATTCATTTACCAATAATGCGCATATCTTTGATTTCGGAGATGGCCCTGGAATCAACAATACCTTTATGGGGATTCTGGGCAAGGGGGATGCAGGAGAAGATACGGGGAACAAGGTGCGGCCTGGATCCGAATGTCCCGAAACGACGATTCCCGATTCGCCGAGTGGTGCGCAGTTCTGCGCGGAGTTGCGCCCTCAGGATCTCTATGCCACTTCGGCGGCCAATGTGGACGATTTTACCTGCCCACATCCCGATACGCTCGCCAGAAAGATGGAGCCGATTCAGACTAAGAAGACCAAGCCAGTCACGGATGCCAAGCGCGCCACACTTATCTATGAAGTGTGGGACAAGAAGCTCCGTAAGGTGCAGATCAAGGTGAATGGGGCCATTCCGTTAGGGAAATGGACTCATGTTGTCATAACGGCGAAAAATATGGATGCGATGCGCCCGGATCTGAACGTGTATATTAATGGGAATCTGATGTTC